AGTGCGGAAGCCTCTGCGGACAGGGCGGCGAAGTTCGGGCGGTAATGCTCCATCATCGGTCAGCCCTCCAGTCCGGAGTACTGCACGAAGTGCTCGCGCAGACTGACCATGATGCTGACCAGCTCCAGCGGATCGTCGCTGATCTCGCGTGCCATGACCTCGCGGCTAACCTTCAGGTCGTGCGCGGCCAGCGTCACCGTGACGAAGGTCTCGGGATCGTCCAGGCTGGTGCGGAGTTCGTCCATCAAGCCCTGCGGCGTCAGCGGCCCCACGCTGTCAACGTGAAGCATGACGCCCTCGTGCTCCAGCAGAGTCGCAGCGGCGTGGATCAGGCGCAGTTGCGCCGCGTTCAGTATGTTCGTCATCGTGTCTACCCTTGTTGCTATCGTGTCCGGCAACCGCGCCGTCCATAGATACACTATAGCACTTGGGCCTTGTCTTCCGCAAGCCTCTTTGTGCGCGAAGAGGGTAACATAATGTTACAGTGACTCCGTCGTCGCCGGGCGGTCCGCGATTCGGCGAACAGGCGACGCGAGTTCCCCGACTCTGGGAGCGCCGGATTCGCGGAGCGACGTATGCGAATACGCGAGCGGAGGATCGCGCACCCCCTCCCGGTTTATCGTGCGCACCCCATCCCGGTTTATCGTTCCTCGCCCGTGGCCTTCTTCGCTCGGCTCGCGGCTTCCAGGAGTCCAAGAAGATTTCCCGCCAGGACCTTCTTCTGCTCCTCGTGCTCGAGGACGTCCGGCGAGTCCAGGATAGAGACCGCGGAGAGTTTCGGGCGAAGATAAGGAGCCGCGTCGCTGTTGGCCTGTCTGCGGAGGGAGGGTTCGTTGCTGTAGTCCGAAGCCATGATCGCGAGCTCTACGACAGGATCGTACTCCTCGATCAGCGGCTGGATGCGGTCGAGTTCTCGCTCGTCGATCGGCAATCCGTGCTCCTCGAGATACCGCGCACGGATCTCGTCGCGTTTCAGCGAGGTGAAGTGGTGGACTGCGTCTTGGCTCGCGGCGCGAAGAGCAGTCTTCGAGCGAACACCATGTTGAGGTCTCATAGGGCTGTTCATTCGCACAATCTTTCACAAAATCTGACGAAGACGATTCATGGAAATTATTCTAACACGACCTTTAATCCCGCGCAAGTACTCACCCCATCCCGGTTTATCGTTCCAGTTTGAGGAGCGGGGGGCTATTGTTCCCCTGCACCGAAACAATAATTGAGCACCGCAAAACCAATAACCGAACGTTTGATCTGTGCAAAAATGCGCAGTTTCGCACAAAATCCCCTCAAACACCTACTCGAGAGCACATCACAGTATTACTCTCCCCCGCTCACGCCACTTAGCAATAAAGAACCAATAACTCTTTTATCCATACGTTACAGTGACATAGACCTCAAGTTATTACTTTATCAGTTACATTTGGGGGTTTGGAACTTTTACAAACAGCGATGGGCGCGTAGCGCATAGACAGGCTCACGCGTGAATGGGCGCGCGCGAATACATCAAGACCACCCCCGTGACAACCCCTAAACGTCATCCTCGAGCGGAACAAGGTCCAAGGAGCTCACCTTCCGCACCCTGCTACTCTTCTCGTCCCTCACGTACCTGCCGTCAGGGTAGTGCTTCGTCACCCCCCCGAATATGTCCATCGCGACCAAGGACCCCGAACCCGGAGCGTCCCTACACAGAATTCGGACCTCCACACTCGGAGCTTTCCTGTACGCCACCCGCATTTAGCCACCTACACTCTCGCTTTGCCCTGCCAGCACCCTACCACCACCAGCACCCCCAACTGAGACCCCAGCCCCCCAGCCAGCGCCTCCTAGCCCCATCTGTGCACCCCCACCACCCACGCCCTAGCGGGGGACGCCTCATGCCAGTAGCCTCGGGCCGCTGGCTCCGCTCACCCGCCCACCCAGATGGACCTTGTTCCCCGCAGCGATACCAGCCCGCGCACCTTCCCCTACGAGTTTAGACCCGCGACCCTTAGACGATGTCGTCTGCATATGTTCACCCATCCACGCTTGTACTTGCTGATACTCTTTCAAGAGCACGAGCCCAGTCCCCTCCACCTTCGCTTTAGACTCACTCGCTTCACGCATCTCGTACAGGCGTCCGGCGATACGTGTTCCGCAACCCCTCTCGAAAGCGAGCAGATATCGCCTATCTCCCCCCGCCTCCCGCCGCGCGGCCAGAGCCAAGCGCCGAACCTCGTCATCGAGGAACTGGATCATACTCGCTGCGACAGTCGCACCAGCCTCGCGACCGATGATGTCGTACCTGTTCACCGACCCGCCCTTGTAGAAGACGGCCTCGCAGCCGTAGAGGCGGGAACACTGGATTATGATCTGACGTCGCCACGGATCGATGTACTTCGGGTTGACCGTGTGCGGACCGATAACCCCCCGCTCCTCCAGGACGGACTCGTCCAAGCCGTGCTCCTCCATCAATTTGCGGGCCTTCTCGGCACAGGTCAAGGCCTCAGCCTCGCCAGCCGCCGCGTCGCGGGCCTTAGCCATCAACTTCTTGATCTTGTCTGCGATGTCACTCATCTTGATACTCCTCGTTGCTGTGTGAATACATTTTAACTTACGAACGGTCTCGTAGACCAGCCTCCACCCCTCGGATCAGGCCCATCTTGCCGTACGAGTGAGCCAAGATACTCGCGTCTGTGATGTTCGCCCCACCCGCCGCCAGATAGCCGACGAGGTAGAAGACTTCCTGCGCCGCCGCCGCTGCCGCGACGAGGCGCTCGTAGTCGTCCATCCCGTCTATCGCAGCCTGCGAGTGTATCTCCTGCATCGCAGCTCGCGCTATCGTCTGGCCCATCAACTCCGCTGCTCGGGCGTCCTCATGATTCATCTAGTCGTCCTCTCATCAGTTTTCTCGCGGACCGCACGATGCCTTGACGCCTGTTCTTGTCAGCATCTGGACCCATGAATATGGAGCGATCATGCGTGTCCAGCGCCACCAGTACAGACTCAATCACAACCATCTGCTCCTCGAGCACCTTTCTCTCATGCTCTGATGCACAGAACTTCGTGTACGTCTCCAGCACCAAGGCACACAGATTACCGTTCTTTTCGTGAAGAACCTCGATCTGCGCCTGCAAATCCTCCACTATCTCAGGATACGTCGTCACGCTCAATCTCCCACACCCCGTAGCAGGCTCCGTCACCTTCGTGCGCACCTATCCACAACCCTGCCGGAGCAAGGACCTCGCACCACCACCGCTCGTACTCCTCGAGCAGTTCAGCGAACTCGAGTTCGTCGACCTGCTCGGCCAGAGCCTCCTCAGCCTCGTGGTGGACGCCGGGACGGCGAGTCAGATACCCCCGCCCCAGCCCGACCAGACACCGCAACCTGAGCCGCGAACCGAGATGCCCCTCTGTGAGCACCCCCACCGCGATTTTGCCCTGAGGAAATACTTCCTCGCGCCGTGCACCACCTATCATCATTTTTTCATCTCCTCAGCATCCCTCAGTGCGCTCAGCTTGTACTGACACCAGTCGGGGGTCCACATGTCAGCGGGCAGCCGTAGAGTGCCGCTGTTCCAGAGGCAGGAGTTACCCAGCCGACCAGCACAGTCAAAGCGTCCGCTCTGGCACTTGGCGACCATCTCACCATCTCGCTCGATCACGACTGGTCCGAATGTCTTCTGATAATCACTCATTCTCTGTCTCCAGCTTCTTTATCTCTTGCTTCAGTTGCTCCACGTACTTCGGATCGCCGAGGTGCGGATACTTCGCCAGTACCTTCGGGTTCGTGCAGTCTGCGAGATCGCTTCGCAGTATCTTCAGCCTACCCGCCATCGCCCCACTCCCCCAACTCAATACGTATCTTCCGCTCCAGCTCGGCCCAGCCGTCGAAAGCGTGGACCGTGTTCCTCGCAGCCTGATCAGCCAGCTCGCGCAGGAACGCTGCGCGAGCATCAGGCATGACGACGATACTCAGCTGCTCGATACCCGTGAGTCGCTGATCACCCACAGTGACTTCTGCACTGTGCGCGTCGCCGTCTGTGATCTTGATGTGAACGAGTTTCCCTGCTTCAGCCATTACTCCACTCCACGTTGTCGTCGTCGGACGCCTGCTCGGCCACCAGTGCGGCGAGTTTCTCGCCGAACTTTTCTGCGAACTCTTCTTCACTGTACTCCTTATCTTCGTAGGAGATACCGCGAACCTCGACGTTCTCAGGCTCGTACCAGATGGGCGAGCGGGCGACACCGTAGTCGTTGCGGACCATCTCGGCGTCCATCTCCACGTAGAACTCCATCGTCACGCAGACTGTTCTCGTTGCTCTAGTCATTGCTCACCCTCACCCCCAGACGCTCGCACATGCGCCACATCGTTCCCACGTTGACGACGAGCTTCCTGCTCGCCGACGTGATGCTGCCGCACTCGTCCACCGCAGCCTGAAGCATTTCCTTCAGCTCGGTATCGTGTCGCGCTCTGAGGGCGGCGTACTCACCACCGCTGTTCTTCTGTTCCATCTACCAGTCCTTTCTTTGTTCCACCCATAAGGATGTGCTTGATCTCACCGCCCGTCAGGCCGCACATGCCACCCAGAGTCAGCACGGTGATATTCGTCGTGTCGAAGAAGTCACGTATCTCCTCATCGGACCAGTCCCCCGCTCGGCGGGGGTCGCACCACTTCTCACCCATCTAGTCTCATCCTTGTCTCTGTTCCGAGCCAGCGACCCTCGCAGGTCCAGAAGCTCAGTTCGACCACTGTTCCGTCGTCGAAGAGTTCGCTGACTTTCTTGTCGCGCTCGCGCTTGGTCCGCATGTACCACAACTGAGCAAAGCTGCCGCCAGGACCACCACAGACCCCGAGGACGTAGGTCCCCGAAGCCTGTCGCCACGTCTGAGCCTCAGGCACCGCGCTGCGCCCTCACCCAAGCGTCGAGATCAGCCACTGCTGCGTCAGCCTCGGTTCGCTTGTACGTCTTGCCGACGATGCGTCCCGCTGCTGCAAGAGCCTTGGTCATCGTCCAGCCACGGTTCGGTCGCATACCGAGCTTCATCATCTTGATGCCGTGCTTGGTGGTGATCGCCTGAAATACGGTGACCTCTTCGATACCTGCGAAAGTCGTCATGATTTATCTCCTGACCTGTACAGTGAATTCCATGTTGTCGAGGATGTCTTCGACAGCTCGCTCGATCGCACCCTCACGCTCGAATTCTTCCAGCAACTTGCGCTCAACCATCTCACCGACTATCTCTTCCAAGTCGTCGGAGATGTACGTCAGCAAGGCTTTTGCGATAGCTTTCATCATATCTTCCATCACACCACCTCCGCGAGCAGTTCGCTCACCCAGTCAGGCACCCCTGTCGGCAACGTCTCCACAGCGTTCAGCCAGCCGCGAGCTTCGTCCAGGAACATCTCGTAGTGGTCGTCGTTCTCGATGAACTCTTCGCAGATGGTCAGCACTGCGCTCACGAGCGTCGTGTGCTCGTTGAAACTCCACCACCGCATATTCTCAGCGGTCGGGCGGGGCATCCCGCAGTTTGAGCGGGCGAGCATCGCCGCTGCTACGAACTTGATATGATTCATGATATTCTCCGTTGTTGTGTGCTACTGCGTAGAGCAAGCCTAACCTGCGACCCTTGTCAAGCGCAAGTTCGTTTTATGTAGGGAAGATACGTTTTCACGCTGATCATGTGATGATTGCCCTCCTCGTCCTGACAGTGCAGAATCCCGTCCGCCTCCAGGTAGACGGGGTGGTTCTTGTACACGTAGACCGCACCGTCGTCTGCCTCCAGTCCGTTATTCTTCCACGCCTCTGCGGGTGTGGCGAAGTGGAACTCACCGTCCACGAGTGCCTGAACATAGTCGTTGATTGTCATAGTCCCTCATCCAGTCTGTCTGCGGCGCGACGCAGCTTCGTCGCCCATTCCTTCATTGTCCATCTGCCAACGGAGCGGCGAGTCTCCATGTGCAGGTGAAGCGTACCGACCACCCCCGCCATTTCGGCGAGGGCTTCACGTATCCTCTGACCCGCTGTTCTCACCGCAGAATCCGATAGAGGTGGTCAGCCTTGACCATACTTACCCCCGCCTGAACCTGCTCCAGCGTGAGGTTCGACTCAGTGTTCTCGCCGTCGTCGTCGCAGTCGCCCACGACGAGCGCGCGACCACAGATCAACTCAGGGTGATCGGGGGTCATTAAGAAGCCCTCGTGCTCTCTGAGAAGCCCCTCGTCGTCGCAGTAGATCACGTTCTTCTCGTCGTACTGCGCGATCGTCACGCAGCTACACTGGAGGAGTTCGTAGGAGCACTCGAGGAAGCCGCTGCCTGAGCGGGGGATATTGTGCTCGGTGACTTTGCCCGCGATCGGGTCGATCAGAAATACTTTCATCAGAACACCATCCAGTAGTTGTCTTCAGTCAAGGGATCTCCTGGCTCGCCGTTCACGTACCAGCCCTCCTCCTCGTTATCTACTGGGGAGGCCACGGGGGCCATCACTTCCACAGGGCAACCCATCGGGCCGTCCAGCACGTAGCGGAAACCTTCGTGTACGAAGTCGTCGTTCTCGCGGCAGCGCCGCTGCGCCTCAAGTGGTGATAAAGTCGGGGTCTTACTCATGATAGTTCTCCTTGCTGAGCACCGTTGCTCTGAGCAAGCCTACCATGCGGCCCTTGTCAAGGACAAGCCTCTTATTGTTCTTTCTTCTTGTAGACCTTGATCTCCTCGATACCGAGGTGCTCCATGATCTTGAACCCCGGAGCGCGATGCCCCCACAGAACAGCGTTTAGGAATGATGGGTAGACTCCGAGCTTGTCCGCGAAGGCTGACTGAGAAGAGTAACCCCTCAGTTCTTCCTTCAGTGTCTCGATGATCTCTTCTCGTGTTATTATCTGCACAATATCTTTCCTATCTTCTCCCAGTCCCAGTTCTCCGGACCACCGGAGCAGACGATCAGCGGTTCTGGTCCTTTGAGTCCGTGCTTCCCGAGTTCCGAGACGACGCGACCCGAGTGGAGCCAAATCTCGTCGACAGGCGCACCGAGGCGCACCCCACCCTGAGTTTGTCTCCGAGTCGCCACGAACACGCGACCTCCTCGAATCGTACGTTCTCTGATCCAACCGATCTGCTCGGTTCGCAGACCGACGGACCAAGCATCAGTCTTCTTGAACTCGATCCAGCCCTCCACACCCACGATCCACCCGTCTCCGGACGGGTGGCTCGTCGATGCGCAGAAGTTCGAGTCAGGAATCCCGCGCCCCGTCCCTCCGGTCTCGACGGACTGCCAGTGCCACCCCCGCCGGAGTTTATCTCGGAACTTGTCTCGCAGTCCGCCGTCGATCATCGTTAGTTCTCCAACTGCTGTGCGGGCCGTACACTCTCAGTTTGCCCTACCCGCACCTACCACCCCAAAACAGCGTTCCTGACCGCTGGGCGACCGCGCCAGCGCGTCTGACGCGTCATCTACCGCATGTAGTGGCGTGCGGTGTGCAAAACGTCGCCGTCGAAGTCCTGTTTGGTGATCCAGGAGAGGTAGCTCTGCGGCACCTCAGACCAGAGTTCGCCGAAGTGCTTGCCGAACCCGACCTTCTTGAGCAGAATGGGGGCAGTGCTGAGGTAAATCAGCTCCTCGACGCTGCGATCCTTCGCCAAGAATTCCAGGAGTTTCTGAGTCACCCACGCGTCGTAGAGGGCGCGGTGAGCCAAGACCCCCGCCTCAGCGGGCATGTCCGACCAGTCCAGACCGAACTCGTAGGCGAGCGACATGTTCTTGTGCGACTCGGCGTCGGGAAGAAGGTGCATGGCGAGTCGATACGTGCAGATCCAAGGTTTCTCCTGCATCCACTTCGGGAGAAACGCCTTGTCGAAGGCAGCGTTGTGAGCAGCGAATACGATGTCATCCTCCGGACCGCAGCAGTAGTCGATCACAGACTCGAGAGTCGGCGCATCAGCGACCATCTCTTCTGTAATGTGGTGCGTCGCCATCGCTCCGAAGCTGATCTTGTGCTCGGGTTTGATGAGACTGTGGTGGTAGTCTCCGATCTTGTCTACAGTCGCAAACTCCACGACGCTGTTCGTCAGTGGGTCGAATCCGGTAGTCTCGGTGTCGATAGTCCAGATGTTAGTCATGTCGGGTTGTCCTGTGATTGTTCCGCGATTATACTACAAACTACCAAAGGAGTTACAATCATGCAACACGTACACGAAATTCCGAGAATGCGTCGTACGAAGCACGACTTCACGACCTACACTGACGCTCAACTTCTCAGCGCGTTCAACGCCGTGAATACTCGAGAGATACGGCACTTCTCTGATCGTCAGGTCCTCGAGAGGCGACTCATCCAGCTTCTCGACAGCCGAGAGCTGATGCTGGACTGGTTCGCGAACGGCAGTGAGATTATGATAACGGAGGACGGCGTCGCCATATACTCACTGCGAAACCACCCGAGCAACCGAGTTGCTCTCGGTCACGCGGCAGACTACAAGGATCTGATCATCCACATGCTGGTGGACGAGAACCCGAAGACTGGTCGCTCCATGCGACGATTCGACCTGTACGAGGAGGGTATCTCAGTCGCCGACTACGTCGCCCGCTGCATGGTGCTGATGGGTGAGAAAAATGGCAGAGTATGGGCTCATCAGGACCTGAGGTGGGACGTAGCTCGCGGCTTCATATCGCTGGAGTGTCCGTACACGGGGGAGACTATCATCAAGGTGGAGCAGTTCGACACGTGGTGGATCGGCGTAATAGCTATGAGTCGAAAGAAGCGCGACAAGGAGAGATACGAGCGCGGCGAGATACCGCGCCCGACATTCATGGAACCGGAAGATATCAGTCAGACAGTTTCTTGATAATGTCTTCGTAGACTTCGTCTACAGTCTGCGGGTGCGCTGTGGTGAGTTTCTTGTGAACTATGCTTCGCACCTTGTCAGACAGAGTTGAAACTTTTCTCACATGTTCTCTGTCCAGAGTACACCCCCTGCATCTACAGTTATCGAAGTATCTGTGTTCGTTACCGTAGATGCAGGTAACTGTCTCATCTTCTTTTTCTGCCGCCCAGCCTCTACTACTTCCCATTTTCGCTCCTATGTTGCTATCTGTGCCATCGCTGTGTTGAACTTGGCATCGTAACCATCTTTCTCTTTGGCTGTCCCCCAAGTTTTCCCGAACTCAGCGTCGACGACGACGGGTACGCTCAGCTTGACTGACTCCACCATGCAAGCCTGAGCAATCTCAGCCTGACGCTCTGTACTAAAACTGAAATCTAACTCGTCGTGCATCTGTAGTAGGGGCAGAAGACCTTCTTTCCAACACATACGCATAGAAAGTTTCGTCTGCCGCGCGGCCGAGCCTTGGATCAACCAGTTGAGCGACTTGTGTGTGAACGCTCTGCGGAGGTTGCCGGACCAAGGGTGATCAGGGTCGGACATCCGCCGCATAGCTTCCTCGCGGTCACACGGCCCCAGAGGTTTTCCGCTGCGGGCAGCTTCCTTGTAGTCTACCCATCGCGGTTCCCAGCGCTCGAAGCGAACCCGCGCACCGTCGATGAGCCGGATGTACCCCCGCCTCCCCGCGACTGACTGCACGAACTCGGAGAGGCGCTTCACGAAAGGTGCCTCCTCATCGTACTGCTCCATCGTAGCCTTCGCCTCCTCCAACGTCATGCCCGTCATGAGTGCGAACTTCGGCACACCAGCCCCGAAGGCTTTCGCGAAGTTTACATCTTTGGCGCGGCGGCGGGGGAGACCTGTCAGTTCTGCTACGAGACTGTGAAAGTCTGTACGAGGATCGTCGTTGTAGCGAGCCACAGGCTTGTCCGCACCCTGCACTCCACAGGCGTGTGCGAAGTGTACGATCAGGCGATACTCCTGCTGCGAGTAGTCCAGCGCACCCCAGACCTCACCGTGCTCCGGCATGAACAGGCCGCGAATAGAGTCAGCGATCTCGGGGTCGCGCGACGGCATCTGCTGTAGCGGGGGATCACTGTAGGCGAAGCGGCTGGTCTTCGTGCCGCCGCGATCGTTCTTGAACTGGTGGATCTCGGCGTGGATGCGACCGCGGTGAGCGTAGTCGATGAGATACCCCTGCACGAACTTGTCCCCAGCGTCGTGCATCTTGTGGGTCCGCGCTACGAGTTGCGGGAGCCAGTGGTCGATCTTGTTCATCCAGTCAGCCTGGAAGGACGGCGCACCTTTCTCCGTGTAAGGATACACGATATTCTCGTCTTTGAACCACTTTTCGAGGAACTTGGGCGACTTGACGTCTTTCATTGTGACGTCGCGCCCCATGCAGAGTTTACGACTCAACTCAGCCAGAGCATCGTCGCGTTTGGTCAGCAGGTCGTCGCGGATTTCTGGTGCGCGGCGCGTGTCGAACCGAACACCCCTCCGACGCATAGCCATCACCATCGGTATCAGGTCGCGCTCCAGCCCGTAACTCTCAGTAATATTCTGCGCCTGTATCTGGGGCCAGAACTTCTCGTACAGTTTCAGTGTACTGACGGCGTCCTGCTCAGCATACGGGGCCACGAACCGAGCAGGCAGTTTCCAGAGCTCACCTTTCGGGTTGTAGCCGAAGGCTCGGGCAGCATCTTGCAACATACTCTCATCTTTGCCCTCGATCCCCTGCCACTTGCAGAGGCTGTCCAGATTGTAGGTGAGGCGCTGCTCGTCGAGTGAGTAGGCCATAGCAAGAGTATCGTGGAACTTCTCGGGTGTAGGTATATCCCACTCTGCACTGATCCAGCCGAGGTCGTACGCGGCGTTCTGGAATACGATCCACTCGTCGGCTCCCATGTGGTCCCGCAGCCACCGACCCACATTCTCGTGCGGGAAGTTGTCAGTCTCGGGGTGGGCGACCGGGACGTAGACACTCCCCCGCTTGGAGGCCATGCTGACCCCCACGATTTTCCCTGCACCGTACACCCATCCGGGACCTCGGCTGTTTGCGAGACCATCGTCGCGCGTCTCGGTATCGATCGCTATGACGCCAGACCCGCGAAGGTCTGGCAATTCTTTCGGCACTACCCAGTCACTCTTGGGCAGGAGGAAGTCCATGGGGAGTTGATCAGCCATCAGATATCTATCATCGGGACGTAGCCGCGACCAGTCGGACACTCTACCTTGGCTTGACGCGGGCCGCGAGAATAGGTTCGCATTGCTGCGGTCTCAGTATCCTCAGCGGTGAGGCGTTCGCGCACACGGTCAGCACTCAGTTTGGAGTATCCGGCCATGTCGTCCCAGTGGTCAGCGATGTCAGGGTTGCCAGTGACCACGCGCCCCATCTTGTGGGCGATCATGTGCAGTGTCTCTTTCTGATCGTCTGCCAGCATGTTCCAGTTGCGGTGACTCTGTAGAACACGCATCAGCTCCTGCGTACAGTTCGCGTGTTCGGTGTAGTCTCCGTGGGTCTTGGCCCGCTCTTGTAGGATTTTGTCGATGTCGGTCATCTTATGGTTCCTTTTTCTACGAACTTGGCGACTGCAAGGTTTTCATGCGGTGTCTCACACATCTGGAGCGCGGCCTCGAGTGTGCGATCGATGATCGGTTGAGCCAAGGTGTTCCCCTTGGCCCGCTCTTCTACGCCGTACTCCCACATCTCGAGCAGATCGCATATCTTGAGATAGCGGTGCTCGTCGACGGTGGTGCTGTCCTCGGGGTCGACACCATCCAGGAGTTTGCTGCGGTGAATTGCTTCCACGCGATCATACGCAGCCTTCATGTCAGAGTTCTCGCGCTTGACTGGAAACGGTGCATCACCTGTCTTCACCTCGCCGACGTCGTGGTAGATTACAGCACGAATTGCGTTCAGACTAGGTAGCCCGAATATCTGGTCGTAGATGCGCAGAACGTGCCACGTGTGCTCGGCGACTGTCTGCTCACGAATGACGGGCCACGTGTGATAACGCTTGACGAGTCCCGCGTACCGGAGGCTATCTGTTGGGATATTCATACGATTTCTTTCTCCACTGCGAGCCACTCTGGAATCCAGAGTGTGTAGATACCGTCGTGACCACTCTCCTCAAGCTGGCACTGGCTCTTCGGAACCCAGACAGCCTCTTCAGGTATGCTGTCTGTCACGAGCCACTCCGAACTTGTCTCGTGCAGAAGTTGCACACTGACGTCGATAACCTCATCCATCACTCAGCTCCGATATACTGTAGAACAGCTTTGCGCCAGTCAGCAGCACGAATCAACTTCGCCCAGCGAGCAGCCTCGTCCCCCCGCTTCTGCCTGTGGTAGCGATGAGCTTCCCACATCGGCAGCGCGACTTCCAGGAAGAAGCTGTTGGAGTACGACGCACCCATCGGGTCTACGAAGAACTTGCTCAGGTCTAAGTCCCACGTCTGCCAGTTCTGCACGATCGGGTACGTGCCGGGATAGTCCTCCAAGTTGTCCGACTGGAACTTGGACTCCACAGCTTCGTAGAGGTGCCAGTTGTTGCTGATCTGGTAGTATCGGCCGACAGGTACGCCGATCCGCGCAGCCATGTACTCCTGTAGAAAGCTAAAGTGAACAGCATTCGCACCGTAGCAGCCCCAGACCACGTCGTTAGACCTGCACATCACAGTGATGTCGAGACGACCATCTACGATGCGGGGATAGAGCTGCGTGTTGCATGGAACATCTTTAGCGGGGGAGCCTGACTTCGTGTGCTTCGAGCTCTCGAGATCACAGGTTGCGTCCCACATCTGGATAACGACACGGCGATCTTTGTTGTCTCGGGCAAGGCGGGAACATACTTCTGCAATCTGGTCGTAACCGAAGTGGTTGCGCCACCGATAACCATACGCGCCGAACATCTTACCGTTTTCTTCTGCGTAGCGGCTAGAGAAATCACCCACGAACTGGTCGAGCCACTTAGCATCATCAGTACCGCGCATCATCCACAGGCACTCGAAGAAGTGGAAGAACGGGTTGGCTCGGCGAGCGGTGTTGAACAGCACCCGCTCCGTAGGTCGGTTGTATATCGTCGTGACTGGTGCGGTTGACACGATGACAGGTCCGTTGCGGCTGTCCTCCCGAACACCGTAGTCCTGCATCCTGTAGACTGCTTTCTCGTAGGCGTCGTTGACGTTGTTTGCATCAATCACTAGCACAGTGTTCTTCTCCTGTTTTCTGACCCGTGCGGGTCGTTCTTCTTGGTTGAGTAGGCGTACATCAGCTCAGCTATCTTCTCTGCTTTCTTCATCACAGCCTCTATCTCCTGCAAGTCGATCCCGGTGCTTTCACGAAGATGGATCTTCTGTACAGCGATCAGGATAGCTGTGTTGTAGACACACAGATCATGCGTCTGGCTGACGCCGTTCAGCATGTCGATCGCCCACGTGCAGGCTGAGTAGACGCGTGTCTTCAGTTGTGGGACTTCACAGTCGCACAGCGGATGCACCGAGTTTGGTGAGTCATCAGCCATTCTCCAGAGCTTTCTTCCAGTAGACAGTCACCTCAGTGCGCTCGCCAGCCATGCGCCCCGTCTTGTTGACTTTGATGCGCGTATTGACGTAGGCGGGGTGAAGTGCTACCAGAGCTTCGGCCGTCACCTTGAGTTGGTCCTGATCGCGCACACCCTCGAGGCCTCCTGGACTGTCGGCTGAGCGTTGGTCCTGCGCCCAGTGGTAGGTGACGATATTCTTGTGCCCCATACGCAGAAGTTGGAGGGTCACGTCCAAGTCCTCCCGCCCCTCGACCTCGGTCCGATACCGCACAGCGCCCGACTTGAAGTGGTCGAGCCTGAACCCGACGCAGCGGATGCAGCGCGTCGCCTCCGCTACAGCGTGAAGACCTTTCCTGTGGTTGTTACCGTCACGCGTACTGACGCCGACGTGGTGAGTTTCGTCGAGGGTCCTCCACATCCAGTCGAACATCGCGCGGTCGTCGTTCGGCAGGGAAGGTTTCAGACGGTAGTCCCAGCCGTTCTCGTCAGGTTGAAAACCACCGCGCGAAGCAAACTTCAAGTCATCGTCGACCATGATGATTTTGTCGTAGCCCCTGCTCACGGCATTGTTCACAATCCACTGGCGCGTCGTGGCGATACCGCTGACAGCGCCATCTGGAATGATCCACAGGTTGTCTCTGCTGCGACCGAGCTTCGTGATCAAGGCTTGGTAGAGCGGCGCTTCATCTTGCCGAACGACCAGTGTCAGCGGTAGATCGCGCGGAAGATTGGTGAGTGAAGTCGCCTCACCGTTAGAGTGTCTGCGGTACGTCGGGACGACTATAAGCATTTCTTGATACCCTCCTCAAGGTGTGTATAATTCGGAAGAACACCAATAATCTTGGTGAGCTTTTCCAGTTCGGGCTTGCGCCAGACGGGGTCATGCGGGCGAGCGGGGGTGTGTCTGATATCTACACCTCCTGCAAGTTTGGATACCAAGTTCGCCGCCTGACTGATTGTGACCTGTTCGTCGCAGCCGCAGTTTACCACTGTGAAACCCTCGGGCGCAAACTCGCGCAGCCGCCAGAAGATCTCAATCAGGTCGTCCACGTAGCAGAACGATCTGTTCTGAAGCCCGCTGCCGTGAACAGTCAGAGCCTCCCCCGCCTTCGCCTGCTTCACGAACGTGTTGATCACACGTCCGTCGTCCGGCATGTCGGGTCCGTAGGTGTTGAAGATGCGGAGCGCCACGACCCGCGCCTCCGGCTTGTCCTGCGCTATCTGCCACCCCAAGCCCTCGCTGAGGCGCTTGCACTCGTCGTAGACGCTGCGGACCGTGTCTGTGCGGACGCAGCCCGCGTTGCCCTCCTCCATCGGAGCGAGTGTCTTGCCGTAGGCCTCGCTGGATGTGGCGATGTAGAGTGTACCGTCCTCGTGCAGAAGATCTTTGAAGTACCTGAACGGTGTGATGTTCGCCTGCAAGATGCGCTCCCAGTCGCGGAAGTCGTCGGGGCTGGCGGGGGAGGCAAAGCTCCAGATCTCGTCGTACTTGTTCATGACCAGAAACTTGATCTTGCTCGCGTCGGACCCGAAGACGTCGACCCGCGGATCGTTCATGAACGGTTTCCTGGAACCTGTACTCATGTCGTCGACGATGTCGATCTGTAGTTCAGGTCCACCCTCCGCCAAGTGGCGGCGAGCGATGGCTGAGCCCAAGAACCCAGCACCTCCGATAATCAGTACTCTCACGTCGTTTCCTCTACAGTGGGCCAGAAGTATTCTAGCTTCGGTTCTTCGGTCCAGTCGAACTGACTGTACCACTCGGGGTCTTTGTGGAGCAGAGCGGCGCGGTGCGAAGAGTGCAGGCGCTCGTCGCCGAGCCACGGCGGCATCTCGATGTCCAAGAAGTACGGCTTGGAGTGATCAAGCATCAGTGGCATGTTGTTCTCGTAGCCGCGACGAATCCACTCTTTGATGCAGCAGTCGGTGTACATCATCAGGGCTGTCACGTGCTGCGACCACATCTTCGTGCATGGGTGATTAGACCACCCTGAGCCTTCCTGAATAGCGGTCTGCATCTGTCTACCCTCCACGCGCTGTTTGCCGAGGCGGGCGCGGTCGAGAACCTGCGCTGACGCCACGAAGTTAGGATATGGTAAGAAACTCTGCATCTCAACCCCTAAGTTGTTTGTGAGAACATTTTATACTACGAACAGCATGTGGACCAGTTAGTTCGGTCTCGCCTTGGGGCGGGGATAGCGTTGCCGCAGGACATGTCGTCAGGAAACGGAACGACCCCGCTGATACCGTCATCGAGCGTGATGATCAGGATAATCCACGTCACTCCCCGTGTCCCTCCAGTTGTGCGAGGGTGGTTCGGGCAATGGCATCCAATGCGTTGGGCATTCTGCTATATCTTCTCGCAGTATACCGCCTTGAGCTTCGGCGTCCCATTCACCGTTGTTTAGACTGGCTACGCAAGGATATAGAACATCACCGCCGCATATAAGAACGGCCTCGTCTGTCGGTGCTGTTTCAATCGGTCGCCACTCCACCGCCTTCGCCAGCTTGGCTTCCAGTTCCTCGATGCGCTTTGTCGTGCCGACAGGGTGCGTTTCAAAGTCTCCCCACTTAGCCATCAGTCATCATCCCCGTCGTCATCATACCCCGTACCTCTTCGCTGCTGTGAGAGCTTCTTTCCACGCACTCAGTTCATCGACTTTGTCGCTGACTTCACGCAGTTCTTGCTCGATCTGTTCAGGGGTCATGCCCTTCAGATCGTTGTAGAATTCTTTGATAGCGCCGCGAGCCATCTGCTCATGAATGCGGTCCAAGTCTTCTTTACCCAGCATGTTGTCCTCCGTTGTGGTAAAGTTCTTCAAGTCTGAGGCCGACTGCCAGCCTCATGCGTGGATCATTGTAGTCGTGGGTCAGGCCAGACGGGTGTGGAATGTAGCACCACCTCACCCCGTGCGAGACGCTGTAAGCCAGCGTGGCTCTCGCTTGCAGCCACAGCACCCGTTGCACCTGCCGCCCACACACGATGACTGTGCGACCCACCCAGCCACTCCACAACCCCTCAACCTTGGTACGCGCACCAATAGGGTCCCAGTCACGGCTGTCGAGCAGGTTCACCCTCTCAAATCCGGTCATGTAGGCGTTCCTGGGAAGACCTGTGACTTCCTGGAACATCTTCCATAGTCTCCACCCAGATGAGTTGACTGGGTGGGCCATGAGTGCTGCCCGAGGATCCTCGGACAGCGGGTTGTTCATACCAATGATAATCGCCCTGCTCACACTGCTTCCTCGTGTGCGTCAGTAACCGTACCGATCAAACGACTCAGTAGGTAGGTCTGCATCGCGCGGGTGTTGTCCTGGAGCTTGTGGCGCTTGTGAAGCCACTCCTCGAACAGCACCATCGCCAAGTAGTGCGGACCATTCGAGACAGCTTCGCGGCACACGAAGATCTGGTCGCGGCCACGGTGGTAGATACCCATGACGCTCGGCCCCAGTGTCTCGGTAAGTTGGACCTCGTACAGGTTCAGGTCGCACTCGAGGTACTCGAGAATACTGAACGCCTCGCGCAGTTTGTCAGCCTCCCCCGCCGTCGGGTCGACTTCTGGAAAGCTGCCGTCGCGCTGGTCAGCCGCCTCGACCATCTGGCGCTTGGCGCTGGACAAGTTCGCGTCGTCGCGATAGCGGCGGGCTACGTCCATGAAAGTGTCTGTCGGTGCGCCGCACAGCGAGAAGTTCAGGTTCTGATCCCAAGTCTTCGAGCCAGCAATCAGACTCATAGCGACGTCGCGGTTGGTGGTGCGGGGGAGGGTGGTCTCCAGCAGGTACTCCAGCGACCACATGGAGGCCAAGGTGCGGTCCTCGGTGAGGCTCATCTCAGACAGGACGTTGTAGGTGAACATGGTCTCCTCAGGCAGGGTGCCGACGCGCACACCGCGATAGTAGACGTATCGGCTCTTGGTGGCGTAGACCTCAATCTTGCCGTCGATCACCTCGATCGGCGTACCGTCGATGAAAATGTCGCGACGGTTCTTGTAGCACCGCTGGAACTCCTCACCAGTTACGGCGAATACGGTGTCGGCTTGGGGGCGCTTGTCGCTGATAACACCGCTCTCGTCGAGCGTGTTGCTGTGGAGCTCGCGGTACGCCTGCCAGACCTCCCAGTTGCGGCCGAGTTGCGTCGTGAACGGCAGCGCCTCGTCGTTCATGTAGACGCGGCGCACCTCCTGATCGCGAATGGCCTCGCTCTTGACGTGGAAGACGTACTGCTCACCGCCAGCGTAGAGCGTCAGCTCGTGTCCGGTGCGCAGGATGGTTGCGATTGCGAACTTCAGACCTGTCCCGAAGTACCCGATAGGGCTGTCAGTGGTCTTGACACTGACACCCATGACTCGGATGACGTCGAGGTCGATCACACCCGCGTTGGAGAAATAGACAGTCATGATGTGCTCCCTTGTTGCTATACTTGCACGAGACAAGTATAGCATTTGACCAGCATCATTGACTAGCCTCTCTAAAGCGCCTCCTGAGGACCGCGCTTCTGATTCTGGTACTTGCCGTCGTAGGGTATGTCAGTCGGATCGTCCAACATGTGGAACAGAATCTGGGCGATCGGCGTACCCTCCGGCAAGATTATCTCACCCTCTCCGTGGTTCGTGAGCTCGAGAGTCAAGAACCCTGACCATCCCGGCTCGATCACGGTGTTCTGGACCGCGAGTCCGCGCCGCGCCCACGTGGACTTGTCATGCACGATACCGACGATCCAGTTCGGCATGTCGAATTTCTCGAGAGTAGATGCGAGTGCGAACGCACCCCTACCGAGGGTTATCTCTTGATCGAGACGCACGTCGTATCCGCAGGCGCTGAGGCCGAACGTGGTGTTCGTAGCCTCGTGCCGTGTGCGCTCTACGAACGGCTCGACCGGCCTGACCTGACGCAGTGTTCGCGAAGACAGTACAGTCATCAGAACACACCTCTCTCTAGTAGTTCGATGAACTTCTCCGGCGATCCGCGCTTGATCTTTCCGGTCTTCGCAGACTGCCACTTGTTCGCGCTCGGCCAGTACTGAGCGACGACCTTGTCGTTGCGAATACGCTTCACGGGCCAGTGAGCGGGAGTGGAGTTGACCAGATAGTATCCTCCCCGCTCCGCCGCGTATGCGAATTCGCCCCATCGATCCTCGGCTTTCTCCAGAGTCGCGCGACGTTTTTCTTTGATCTCGCGTTTCTGCTGCTGCCAGTACTCGATCATCTCACCCATGTCTGTAGATCCCCCGAGGTTTGCCTTGTCCAGTCTTCACGCGCAGATACTTGTCGACCTCGCAGAGTGTGTGCTCCACCTCGCGCATCTCGAGGATGGGCCAGTCGATCGGCCAGTTGCGGGGGTCTCTGCTCGCAGCCATGATCGCCCGCATCTCGTCGATGAACAGGTGCTTCTTCTGTTTACTCGTCAGGTTGCGACCGAAGATGCGGTTCAGGCCGCGCATGGCTCCAGGACCAGGATTCGCCCACGTGAGGATGTCTGGCGCATTGTAGAGCAAATCAGTCCAGCGCAGGTCGGTGACGAACTCGTAGCTGGTGAAGTCGGCGATGTGTGGGAACTTGGTGAACGCGGACCACGTAGCTTCTAGCGTTCCTGCCTGCTCGATCGCGCGGAACACGTCGGCCCTGCCGTCCCAGACCCACTGGATCATCTGTAGAACACCAGTCAGCTTGTCCATGCCGTTCGGGCTGTTGATGATATAGGCTCCGGTGCAGTACGGCCCCCTCCCGCAGAAAGAAAGGATCGAAGGCTTCATGACGCCAGAGTCGCCCGTATGTAGGAACTCCTCGAAGGCTGTCCGGTTCCCGAAGCTGGTCTGGTTGAAGATAGCTTCACCAGTGATATTTCGGTTGAATAACCGGAAGACCACGGTCGCCATCAGGGTTGCGACGTTGTCGCCCTCGTAGCGATTACGTGCATTCGCAGCGAACCAGAGCGTGACGTTGTCCAGTTCGCGATAGACGTTCGTGAACCTGTAGCGGTGAAGAATGGGGTCGTCGGTCCACGGGGAGGCACTCCCGGCTTTTCTCCGAAGATAGATCTCGTGGCGCTCGCGAGCGAAGGCGAAAAATTCGTCGTACATGGTTATCTCCCATATGCTAAAGAAAAGCCCCCCACACCAGAAGGTGCGGAGGGCTTCAGCAACAAGAGTATGTGCCGAGGGTAGCGGCACATCCCCCTTGTAGCATGTGACCACAAATCAGGCAACAGCCTTGACAGTGATGAAACCCTTCTTGAGGTCCCAGGAGATGTCGGTGGTCTTCACACCAGCGGTCAGCGCCTGCTCGATCGTCATGCCTTCTTTGTACATGTTGAAGCGATCTGCCGACGCGCTGCCGTCACGCTTCGGGTTGTTCGAGGCGCCGTACTTCTGGCCCTCTTTGTCGGCACCGAAGTGGATGGTCGACTTTGGGTTGTGAACGCTCAGCTTGCGCGGGGTCTTCTCAACAGGTGCCTTGCCGTCGGGCTTCGTCGTCGGGGTTGCAGTAGTCATTTGTCTGGACTCCTCTATTGCCAGTTTGCGATCCAAGCGGATCAGGTTAACGACCTCGGTCGATTCTTTCGGTGTCTCGCGAGCCTTCTCACACATGACGGCCCACATCTGCTTGGAGAACCTCTGCATCGACGCTATCCGCATCTGATGTGTCATCCCAGCAGTTTCTTCCAAACTCCTCGCAGTCTCCTGCGCTAGATGGTCGGCCCCGAGCCTGCTCATCAGGCTTGGGATACGATTCAGTGGTATCTGTTCGGTGATTTTCTCGTGACCCACGATGAGTGGATCTCCGAGCTGGTAGACAGGATCAAGACCTGCCTCTCTGACATCTTTGAAGGCCCAGAGGTCCCCAAGTCCGTCACGCGTTATTGCGATGCACCCAATCATCATAACCCCAGTTGCTGTCGTAGTTCAAATTTAGCGTTCGATTAGATCAAACGCAAGCTCAAATTGGGTAGCTCATGCGAGTTTCTGGGGCCATGATGCTGAGCTGCTTTTTCGCCCGAGTTGCCGCCACGTACCAGACCCGATCCTCGTCCTCAGGGTTCTCCTCGTACTCTTTGTGAGTCCGCTTCGCCATGTCTGTGACGAGAACAACGTGGTCTGCCTCCCCGCCCTTCGAGCCGTGGATGGTGCTGAGCCTGACGCGGGGGTCGCCTGTCAGTTTCTCGCCGTTGCGCAGAGCGCGAAGCATGTAGGCTACCTCCTTCTCCTCGATGCGATCTAGGGCTTGGTGCCAGATGTCGTCGCGGAGCAACCCGCCGTGCTCAGTCAACCAGTTCATGTTGACCATCTGCTCCTGCGGCACGTTGCTCAGTTTCTTGTATCCTCGCTTCACACCCTTGCCGGAGCTCATCTGGTCGTAGACCTTGATGACGTCACTCGCTGGAACTTCGTTGCCCTTGCGCAGACTTTCCCAGATGCGGATGGAGTCGAGCGTCGAGCGACGGATAGAGCTGTGTCCACGAACCTCGTAGATCACACCCTCCTGCTGAAGATACGGCTCGATGTCCCTGAGCTGGTATCCGTTGCGAGCCAGCACGAGAACGTCCTCGCCCTTGAAGTCGATCTCCTCGATGCTGACAGGACGCTGGATCAGACCGTCCTCGCTCTTCGGATTCCACAGCTTCTCGCGTCGGTTCCTCACCCGACTTATCACCCCGTCGGCGATCTTCTGCACGTTGATAGGTACGCGCCACGATTGGCCGAGAACAGTCGCGTCACCCTCCATACTGATGAAGTGCTCGACGGCGGCACCCGCCCACCGATAGATAGCTTGATCGTCGTCCCCCGCCACCACGACGCGCCGCGCGTCACGCGCCAGACGCTCCACGACACGCCACTGTAGCAGAGACAAGTCCTGCGCCTCGTCGACGAAGAGCACATCAATCGGCGGAGTCCAACCCTGATCAGCAAACAGTGAGAGCATGTCGGTGTAGTCGATCAGATGACGGTCAGCCTTGAACTGCTCCAACCCCCGCCGGAGTTTATCTACGAAGCTCCAAGATAGTCCGTCGCAGTCGCGATCGTACATCTCGCGCAGGGGAACGCAGGTCACGCGGGCCAGATTTTCCATGAACAGGGCGCGGTCACCGTCGGTGAACCCGAACATCGTAGTCTCATCCATGCGACGGTTGATAGTCAGGCTGGTTCCTATCCAGTCGCCGAACTCGAGCATCTTCTTACCCTCGAAGACGTCGCCGTTACTCAGCCCCAGTGTGCGAAAACACATGGAGTGGAGTGTGCGGAAGTACGGCAGGTCGCGGGGGGATAATTTGAACTTCTCGCAGGCTCGCTGAGCGGCCTCGGTGGCAGCTTTGCGTGTGAAACTCACGTAGCCTATGCGGTCAGGTGGAACACCTCTGGTCAACTCCTCGTCGACCATCTTGAGGAGTGTCGTAGTCTTTCCCGTCCCAGGAGGACCGAGTACAATCTCTGGATACATAGTTCACCCTTGTTGCTAGATTGGTTCTGGTTTAGACTTCGGCAGCGGAACCTGTGGATCGAGTTGGAAGTCCTGCTGGACCCAGACCACGTTCACACCCTTCCCGCGCAGGTTGAAGAAGTGCCGCCCACCCAGTTCCTCAGTCACAGTCTTTCCGACCGTGTTCCTGCCCCACTGCTTGAAACCCTGCTTCTCCAGGAACTGCATGAGAGCACTGAGCTTGAAGTAGTGACGCCCACTCTCCGGGTCCTGCCACGGCTTGCCGAGGATGATGTCTTCCTTGTTCTCGCCACGGTGGCGCGACATGCAGAAGTCTTCCAACAGTTCCATGAAGTGGCCCCGCGTACTCATCTCAGGCGCTGCCTCGATGATGATAGCGTTCTTCATCGCGTCGCCGATCATGGAGGCCCACTCGTCGTTCTTCATAGGCATGTAGTAGACGGTCAGTTGCTCCATGCAGACGAGCTGAAAATCCCGATAGTTCTGGAGTTGGCGCGTCTCGAGGACTACACGCTGATCCTCGATATCGAGGAACCAGAGCGGGGGGTCTGTCTCCAGCTTGCTCAGGCCGGACACCTCTGGAAACATCCCTCCCCCGCCGACGCCGAACTTGCGCGTTCTGCAGAGCGACGAGTTGCAGTAAGAGCAGAGGGGCTGGTCCTTGCAGGCGTAGCGATATTCCTTCTTCTCGAGGTTCTTGATGATCATCAGAACTTCTTCGCTCGGCAGCGGCGGCTTCATGTACAGAAAGTTGTACTTCTCGAGCATCTCCTTCCACTTCTCTCCGAACTTCTTCTGGCAGAACACGCCGAGGTTGAACAAGCCGCTGTTTCTCACACCCCCTGGGAACCCGACGTTGGTCAGGTGCTGGAGACACGGCGGACCATCGTCCAGTGTCTCGTCCTGCTTCTTGACCTTCTTGGCTGGCTTGATCTGCTCAAGCGTGACGCGCATCGACTCGGCGTAGTCGAGGAACTCTTCGAGACCGTAAGCCGCCATCGTCTTCTTGACTGCGTACCTGTCAGTCTCGTCGCCGCCCAGATACGGCATGTTGAGCCAGTTGCCCAGATCGCCCTGCTCGCTCAGAACCTGATTCTGTTTTGGGAATATCTCGCAGTCGCCCCAGCCGAGGCTCGCAGCGAGGTCTTTCACGACAGCCCGAGCATCTTCCGCCTGCACTGGTTCTCTCAAGAACAGGTAGACGTGAGCGCCACCTGACTTGGACCTACAGACGACGAGCGGTATCTTCTGTTCTTCTAGACTCTTGACCGTACCAGCCAGATCGATGTCGTAGCGGTCCACGTCGATGCAGAGCCAGAGACACGTGTGGTCTTCGCGTATCGGTATAATTCCGAGTGGTCTTTCACCTCTCAGGTGCTGGAGCCAGAGATCATCGGTTACTGCCTGCCTGATTGTTCTCGCAGTTTTCTTGATTTCCTTCTTGCCACCCTTCATCTGGTTGCTAGAAGTATCTCCGTGTGTTCCGTGTGCCTGAGAGTAACCCTCGAAGAGGCGATGCATCCGCCTAGCAAGTTCTTCCATGGGTTTCCCTATCTGCTTGAATTGGTGTGACCCGCGCCCGAGTAGGCGCGGGTCCGCGTATCATCAGACGGGGATGTCGTTGTCGTCGATCGGATCGGCTGCGTCAGCTTCCATCGCTGCCTTCACCTCCTGCGCGGCGACAGCTTTGGCGAACTTGAAGCCTTCTTCGAGCATAGTGCGGTCTGCGACCCAACCGGCATCTTTCACCTTGTACTTGTACCACGACTGCTGACCCTTCTGACTGAACACAGTCGAAATATCGTACAGGCGCATGAACGCAGGTGCCTTGACGTTCTTGCCGGGAACGCGGAACTGCTTCATCAGGGCGGTCCACTGGCGGCTGACCGAATGGTTTGTGCCGGACATCGCTACGACGACTGGAAGCATCTCGCCTGCGGGGGAGACAACGTGGCCGAAGTGGTGGCGAGTCTCAACAAGACGGTTGTTGCTCTCAGGCATACGCCACTCTTTGCGACCTTGTGCGTCGACAACTTCTTCTGCCTCTACCGGACGTGACTCAAAGTCGTACTGACCCACTGGAGCACCGCCTTCTCCTGGCTCACCAGTCCACTCGACCCACGAGTGGCTGAACCCGCACGGCTGGAACATGATCGGCTGCTCGGGGGGGAACACAAGTTGAAGTGAGCGGATAATCATCATGCCTGCTTCGGCACCTTCGATGTGACGCTCGTGGCGCTTCTTCACCTCACCGGAGTTGTCCTGCAAGATGCTCAGTACAGGAATAAGACTGTCGTCTGCCTTCTCGGAGTAACCAAGAACGTCGTCTCCGAGCATCGAGTCATCGATCATCGGTAGCTGTGTGTCGTCCATAATCGTCAGGGCTGTATCTGTCATCTTCATTTCTCCTTGGTGATGATTTCTGCTACAGTCTCGTAAGTGGCACCCACCACCTCGAGGTCAATCGGGTCGCCGCTCTTGACGATCGATTTTACGAATGAGGTCAAGCTGTTCCACTGAACATTGGGCTCCATCTTGACACTCGCGTTGATGTTGTACTCCGCGAGCATCTGCTGGACGCGGTTGGCGAGCTGCTCCATCGCGGCGTCGTGGCCCTTGCCCGCTGCTACGACTAGCTCCGTCTTGATGAGGTCGCCGCCGCCAGCGCGACGCAGTTCCTCGAACGCTTTGAACCGCTTCTCAGCGTCCCAAGTTTTCGAGATACTCGCGTGGCAGTGGTCTTTGAGTGCGACGTCCACCCCCGCTCCGGGGACGCCGATCCGGTCGACACCTACCTCGTGCATCATGTCGGGGATGGTGCGGGTGCGCATCTCGTGGCGGCGGGTCTTGAGGTCTTTGAGTTTTTCCTCGAGCTCTTTGGTCTCCTGCTCGATCTGTGCGAGTTCCGCAGCTTTCTCAGCCAGTCGGCGGAGGTCAGCGTCTGCGGGACCGTCGTTTGCCATAGCGGCGAACTCTTCCAACATGTTCGTCATATCTACCCTTTCGTGTTGCTGGTCCGACCACAATAAACTGCGAATAGCGGGGGTGCAAGTTGATGATTATTGGCCCCTTACGCGCGCGCGCCCATCGACAGTTTGTCAAACATTAAACCCCCAAATGTAACCAATAAACCAATAGGAGCGGACCGACAAGCCTGTAAATACTGGAGTTTTGTCGTATTGCTTCGCTATTGAACTAAGTGGCGTGTGACGTGAAAGCAATAGTTTTGAACCGATGTACGTATGATATTTGTCCCCCCGCTGGTCGCAAGTTATAATGGTTTCTCGCAACAAACAGGGTATCACGACTATGGCTTACGAATTCAAGACCAACCCGTACAACCACCAGAAAGAAGCTCTGAAGCGAATGCTGCCGACTGACGCATTCGCACTGCTCATGGAGATGGGCAGCGGCAAGACGAAGGTCGCAATCGACGAGATAGGTATTCTGAGCGACCAAGGCTTGATCGACCGCGCACTCATACTCGCACCGAAGGGCGTGTACGCGAACTGGACGGAGCGGGAGATACCTGCTCACATGCCTGACGACCTGTTGTCAAGAACTGCGATGTACCGCTGGGACGGCCTCACCAAGCAGACGTCTAAGAACTTGTTCGCACGAGCTGTCGGTTGGAGGGGCCTCGCGATTATGGTCATGAACATCGAGGCGTTCAGTATGAGCAAGAAGGCCATGGAGGCAGCGCGGACCTTCATCCAGAGCGGCACGTGCGTCATGTACGTCGACGAGAGTACGCTCATCAAGAACCACCAGTCGAAGCGCACGAAGAACATCTGCAAGGTCGGCGAGCTCGCTGCGCGGCGGCGCATCATGACAGGTTCGCCAGTCCCCCGCAGCCCGCTCGACTTCTTCGCGCAGTTCCACTTCCTGAAGCCCGGACTGATAGGAACCAAGAACTACTTCGCGTTCCGCAGTCGCTACGCCAAGATGGAGACGCGCGTGTTCGGCGGGAGGAGTGTCCAAGTGGTGGCTGGATACTTCAACCTTGAGGACTTGACCCAGCGGACCCAGGAGCACAGCTACCGCGTCACGAAAGACGAGTGCATGGACCTGCCACCGAAAATCTACACCCGCCGAGACGTAGAGCTAACTCCTGAGCAGGCCAGCGCCTATCAGTCTATGAAGGAGGAGGCGTTCGCAGAAGTAGCTGACGGGTTCGCAAGCGCCTCGGCCGTTATCACGCAGATCATGCGCCTGCATCAGATATCCTGCGGTCACGTGACGAACGCTGACGGTGACGTGATAGACCTACCCCACCGGCGCACAGAGGCGCTGCTCGAAGTCGCAGATGAGACACAGGGTAAGATGATCGTCTGGGCGCGGTATCGTCGCGACATCGCTAACATCTGCGCCGCCCTGCGAGCTGAGTACGGTGACGCGTCCGTGGTGGAGTACCATGGCGGAACCAAGGGCCAAGACCGCGAGACCGCGGTCACACGGTTCCAGGACGACCCCTCGTGCAGGTTCTTCGTAGCGAACCAGCAGACGGGCGGCTACGGCATCACCCTGACGGCAGCGTCCACCGTCGTCTACTACTCCAACGACTACGACCTCGAGAAGCGGCTCCAATCCGAGGACCGCGCCCACCGCAGCGGACAGACTAAGTCTGTTCTGTACGTCGACCTCGCTGCACCGAATACCGTCGACATTAAAATCCTAGAAGCACTCAGAAGCAAGAAGAGCCTAGCTGACCTCGTTACAGGTGACGATGTTCGCGACTGGTTCGAGTAAGGAGAAAATACGTGGAACACTCCAAAGAAGTTATCATCACACAAGTCAAGTTCACCCATACACTGGATAACGGTGCCGGGTTCGCTGTTCGCACAGACAACATGGAAGACTGCTACGTTCCTAAGAAGGTAGCCTCCATGGTCAAGCCTGAGATCGGAAACGTCTACACCGCCAAAGTCGTAGATAATCCGTTCGGCGACAGTCGCAACCGCACCCCGTGGATGCTCACCTACATGCAGGAGCAACCCCCGCTCGCGGTTGTTCCGGACAGTCGCAAGCCGATCTACGACAGAGTCTGCGATACACTGATGTTTGGTGGGGTCTGGACAGGACGTACGATAGCTGAGAACCTGCTCAACAGCCCTACTGAGGATATTGTGGTGTCGTGCAGAACTGCACTCGAGAAAGCACACCGCGAGGGTATCGCCAGCAAGGTGAGCTTCTTCAAAACTCACGGCCAGGAGCGCTCGTCGCGAGACTACTTTCACGCAGTCAACACTTTAGTCAAGGTAGTAGCAGAATGAACTCCATAACAGACAAGCTGAACAGAGCAGCAGAACACGCACCTCTGTACGAAGACTACCCAGAGTTCACCCCATTCACCACCCCCGCTTGGTTGATGCGTCTCGGTGTGTTCGACGGGACGTACTTCCGACACGACCCCGAGTCATGCCCTAAAGACGCGATCATCGTGGCTTCTTCCAACATGTTCGCAGCACACGTGTCGCTCAGCAGAAAAGAGTGGGAGGCTAACGGCTGGATAACCCCGGAAGACCCACTCGGATGGTTCCAGTGGTTCTGCAGATTCCACGAAGGTCGTCGTCTGCCGGAACTCGACGCTTGGCAGATCAAACGGTGGAAGGCTTACACACGCCACCTCGGTCAAGTCAGGTCGATGGGTGGTGCTGACATAAAGCGACGACTGCGACAACGACAGAGTTTGCTTCACTGGGCGCACGACCCGATCCCAGACTTCAGATAAGAAAAAACCTCGGTCAGCGGGGAGGAGGTCGCTGACCGAGGAGTCCAGGGAGGATGCACCACTTAGTGTGCTCAGTTGCAGAGACGATCCCACTTCTCGTTGTTCGACAACGTCGGTACGAGAAAGTCCCTGTCATTCTTCAGAAGCCAGTCTATCGTCGCGTCTTGTCCGAAGTAGACTGGATCGTAGTTCAGGCAAAAAGTGTCAACGATTACGCGAACCCCGCACCCACTCAAGAGCAGCGTCCCGAAGAGCAGTGTCGTCCAAGCTGCGTATCTCATCACTTACGACCTTTCCGTGTATAGACTGATCTATCTGATCAAGGACCTTGTCCCGCTCCAGCTTCAGCTCAGCTACGCGCGTCCAGTGATGGCGAAGACCGAAGAACCCGAGAACTACGCCGAGCAGCACCAGACCGTAGAGTTTGAGTTTACTCATCTTTTTGCCCGCTGCGAGAGCCTCAGCATCACCATATCGAACATCAGCGAGGTACGCCAGTTCGTGATAAAACATATCATCTTGCTCCCCCTGCAAAGTCTTTGAGTCGGTTGCGGAAGAACCAGAGCCCGAAAGCGAGAAGCACGAACCCACCGACGATAGCTACCATCTGCGCCTGACCGTCGAGTGCTGCGATAGCTCCCCCGACAGAACCTGCCCCAGCCACGACTTGAGCAGCCGAGACTTTCGCCGTCTTGGTCTCTGTGACAGACTGACGAGGCTGTGGTGCGCGGCGCACCGCCAGAAGCCGGCTCACAGGGTATGGAGCGATGGAAACCTTGTTGCCCTGATTGCCTCCAAGTACGAGGAGACCTCTCTCGTCTTGACCAGCGTAGAAGCCCACGTGGCCTGTCGCTGCTCCAGGAGAACCGCGCCAGAAAACAAGAATGTCTCCGAGTTGTGCATCAGCAAGACTCACTGACTCACCCCAAGTCAGGTAAGACCGAGCGTTGAGTTTCCCGGTGTGCTGGAGGCCGACCTGCGCCAGCACCGCACCAACGAAAGATGCACACCACGGAGTCTCATCGTCCTTGACCCAGCCGTGCCCGACGGCTTTTGCGAATCCGACGACAGTCTCGTTGTGGCGTGCGCCCGGATATTCTTTGAGTCCGAGGTAGCCCTCTGCTGCACTGAAGATAGCTTCATTCATTTTACCCATCACCCTGTTTGAAAATGTAGGTCACGCCAGCCGCCAAAACGATCCAGAAGATCCGCTCTGCGAAGCGCAAGGCTTGGCCGTTGTTGTCAGAGTTCTGCTCGACGGCAGTGATCCGGTCGTTGTGCTTCTTGTTCGTCTCTTCGAAGTTGTCGATCCGCTTGAAGACTGTCACCAACCTCTCTTCGACGCGAGCAAGCACCACGATGGCCTTGCGAATTTCCTTGAGCTCGACCTCGATGCTCGCTAATCTCGCGTCGTCAGACATGACCAACCTTCTCTATAATTTCGTCCATCACACCGAGAAGAGCTGCGAAACAGTCGCGAGACTCCTGTACGATGTCTGTGCGGCCACGGTACACCATCAGCCCCTGGAGCGCCAGCTTCCTGTCGTCCCAGATGAGATGTTTTGTCGGGTATCCATCAAGACGGCGACGCATTATCTCCCCGCCCATCAGATGAGCTCCAGTGAGAACATACGCGGCCCCGCAAAGCGCCTCGCTGGTGGTCAGTTGTGCCGCGTAGGCAGTAGCGGCCCCGCTGCACCCAAACTGAGAGCCAGCGACCAGCATATCCGACGCCAGCCGCTCAGTACGGTGTAGGGCGGGGGGTAGGTGAGGGTCCAGCACTGCATGTATCGTGTGCAGACCACTCAACCACCACCTGTACCACTTCATCGGAGGTTTTCCTGAGGCCATAGCTGCTCCGACAAGGTGTTCTTCGCAGGCGTGGTGAAGATCGCGTGTTTGCTCCCAGAGGTAGCCGAGACTCTTACTGGATGACATCGAAGTACTCCCTCGTATTCGCGACCACTCCGACTGAGACGTAGACAGAACCCCCACTGACGACACGAGCTTCCAGTATTTCTTGACCTGACAGCGTCATACCTCTCACAGGGAGTTCGGTGAGACCGTCTACAGAAATTCTAGAACTCAGTACTCGCGTACGAAACGCGAAAGGATCATTCTGTCCGTCGACGACGCGCATCTCGATTACTGAACCAAGAACCTCATCTGTAGACGCGATCGCAGCGGTTATCGTGAAGCGGTTTGACCGAATGTCGTCTGCACGACCTGAGAATAAAGCTGGAACACTGTACTCGAAAGTCTGAGCAATACTGAACCAGTCAGATGCGTCGACTGCGACACGATAACCGAGATTTAACCCGACCGGGGGTCTCGGCGTTTTGACCAGTACGGGTCCGTATCGTGATACAGCGACGTCACTCACCAGAATCCCACTGCCTGACAAGTCGCTGCTCAGTAGCTGCGGATAGACGAGCACGGCGTCACCATCCACAGAACTAGAGCCACTGACGTCACACTCGACAGAGTAGAGTGCGTACGCCGAACTTGTGATCGCAGATCTACCGACTAGATCACCAGTGACGTACATCTCCTGCGTAGCTGCTGCGAAAACAACTGATCCACCAGACACGTCTGCCGTGATGTCGGAGAATACCTCACCACTGAGTAAGAGATCGGATGAACCGATTAAATCAGCCGTTGCCGACAGAAGTTTGCCGGATGTTGGTGATGATGTGATCGCTGTCGACGCTAATGCTGAAAATCCGAGCATAACTTACTCCGGCTCTGTGGGCCATACGACAGAATGGGGGAAACCCACTTGGGCCGTTATATCACGAAGTGCTTGGCGGTAGGAAGCCCACACTGTCGACAGTGTGCTGTCGGTCAAAGCCATCCAGTCTGTTTGAGAAAGCAGACTGTCACGCTGATTGCGCACGCCGGAAGCTGCATCCAAATCGTACGCTGCTATTTCTTCCGGTGTGTTATCTACGACGACATGGCCTGCTTTCCAAACGCCATCGACGAAATATGGTTGAATGTCTGGAATTGCCTTTTGGGTTCTTAAATCGAACTCCGGCTGCGCTTGGACGACAACAGGGAACACACCCCACGCAGCCAGCATCTCGTCTGTGATTACTGCCGGGAAGCTGACTTGCGGATTATCCCGACGCAGGTTTCCTACGGTGTAGGGGTATTTTCTGACTGAACCGTCTGTGGTTTTGACGAACATCTACAAGTCTCCTATGCTGATTCGGCCTGACTTTGAAACTGTCACCAGCTTTGTACTATTTTTGAACACCCTCGGCTCGATCCCGATCGAGCCGGTATCCACGACTGATGTATCAACGACACCTGTGTTACGGTTCCAGACTGCTCCACCAAACCCATACCCACCCAAAGTGGTGAAAGTCTCGCCGTCTGGGTGAACTAAGAAAGTCTTCGCCACGAACGCTGTGTTGTAAGCTGAAAGACGGTAAGGAGCGAACCCTATTGGGTCGCCTTCGTTGTCAAACAGCTCGACACTGCTGTAGACCATCGTAGGTGCGGCGGGGTTTGCTACGTTGAACCTGAGCATGGCTCCACTGGTACTCGGTAAAGTGATGAACACTTCATTGCCCACTTTTGTAGCGCAGAAACTCATAGGGATGTTCGCACCACTGAGTGTATATCCAGTAGACACTGATCCTACCGGAATGAGAGCTTGCCCTTGGGTTCTCCCCGCTAGAGAGTAAACTTCAAAGATAAGTAGACCATACCCAGTCCCACTTGAAGCTGAAACGCTGTATAGGTAGTCACCTTCTAACAGCACTGTCGATGACTCTAGCGACCCCGTCGCGGCGCTGGTAGGCGCTGCTGGATTGGTGACGTCAACTTCCCAGTGATACCTGTGTCCGAATACGAACACAGAGTTACCGTATTTCAGAAGCACACTCGCCTGCAAATATGTCAGAGGGTAAATCACACTGCCAGATATAATCGGCGTGTTACCACTCACATCGAATACGAAGAACTTGGTGTCCTGAGCGCCTGAAAGACCCAGAGAGACGTACAGATAGTTACCATCCAGAGCAGGCTTACCAACAAAATAGTTCAACACACCTTCCGTCACAGTTAGGTCGGCTGTCCGCCCTAGCAACACTGGCGAGGCTTTGTTCGTCACGTCGTACTTTGCGAGCGTCAGTTGTCCGTTAGTGGCGTCAAGCTCAAATGCGTAGAGAGTGTTTCCGTCCGCACTCGTAATAATCTCTTCGATCCTGATGCTGGCATATCCCACACTACCTACCAAGGAGAGATTGTTAAGGTCAGATGCGTCAAAAATCTTTGTCGTGTTATACTCGGACATAAACACGTATAAACCACGAACATCAGCAGGTGTGTTTACAAATGTCCCCAGCCAATCTCCGTCAGGAGTCGCAGGGACGATCCCATCTGACGACCCGGTCAACAAGTCAAACACTTCGTACGCGTTGTCCGTTCTGGGTGTGACGTAGACCTTGTTGCCTGATGCGAGGGCGTAACTAACCGACGGATAAGTTGCAGAACCTATGAAAGACAGGCTTCCCGGTGTGGAGGCGTCAAGAACGTAGGCTATCTGATTAGAATCTACGTAGAACTTGTCGCCCTCCAATCTCGATGTGATGTATCCCCAGAAAACAGTGTGCGGGTAGTCGTAGGATGTCTGAGCATTAGTCACCAGATTTACGACCACGGTCCTGAACAACACAGGAGAGTACGATACAGTTCCTGTGACGTAGGCGTAGGTTCCTGTATCGTCGATAGCCAAGCTGGCGATATTCGCAAATCCACTAACTGTTCGGGTAGATCGGGTTATCGAGAAGTCTTGCGCTATGCTGCCAAAATCATTCTTATATCTTTTCGCAGTCACCGTCCCACCTGAGGAAACATACGCCAGCCATTGACCGCTAGTAGCCATGCACGGGTAGTTGTTGACAGCGGTATACCCAGACCCGAGATAAGGCCGTATGTGCCTGTAACAGAAGGCGAAGCGATGCCCAGAAAATACTGATCGGTCGATTTAGTGTAAAAAAGCCCAACAGCTTCTTCACCGGTTGTGAGCTGAAGGCTGTGAAGTCCACGGGGATTGGCAGCCCACGGAAAGAAGGTGGCGGAAATATTGGAGGCGCTGAGCAAGGTTTTCTTGGCCCCGGGAGAGCCAGACGAGATGTCAACCGAAACGAGCTTGTACGTGGAGTCAGCCAGCAATTCCGCTGCATTATCTAAGTCCAACTCGACGCCGTAGAGAAAATTTTCACCAACCTCAAATCCAGCGTTTATGCTGTTGTACGGAGCAATAATTGGCAATTGGAAAGACGGCGCGCCTACAGCTCCACCAACCCCACCCGCTCCTTGGACCTTGCGCGACAGCATCAGGAACCATCCCCAACAAGCGCGCCGTAGAGCGTCGTTCCAACCTTCCAGAGCGCGATCACAGTGTATCCAGTAGTCGCTAGTGTAGGCGCAACTCCGCCATTGTTCACCCACGTGGTCGTCGGCCACGTGACGGTTGCACCCGCACCATCATCCACCATTAACGTAATAGTTTCGCCATTTGCAAAACTGTCTGTGTATGTAGTTGCACCAGAAAGCGTATGGGTTTGCACAGTTCCGTTAGATGGGTCGAGGGTAGGGGTAGTTCCAGTAAGCGCGAATACCTGCTCTGCTATTGAACCTGTGAACTCTGCATCGGTGTACGTCTTGTTGACTAACGTCTGCACCTTCTCCGGTTGTACGATGTCAGTCTCCGCAGCGGTGACGTAGACCACCGCGCTGCCTGTGAGTGTTATCTCGGAACCAGCAGAAGAGCTTTCTGTAGCTCCTCGTGACAACGTGGGTCCGATGGAGGAGTATGTCCCGAGACCTATCTCCCAAAGATCTCCGTCTTCGATGGCGTATCGAACCTGATCACTGTCGACCACCCCAGCAGAAGCGAAGGACTGGTGCTTGGCAACCGCAGCGACTAGCGTGACGGTCCCTGTGCCGACAGTGGTTGTGGTCATTTTCGCCCGGTTGACAAGTTTCACCATTTTACGTCTCCGACACAGTCATCGAACCGATGTCAAAAGCCAGACGATCATCGATCCCGACTGTACGAGTGTCGTTCAGTGCTCCTTGGTAGATCGGGTTTCCAGCCGCTACAGCATCCCACACTGAGAAGTGCGATACCACACCCCAAGCGCCTGTCGCAGGTCCGAAGTTGACTGCGACAGTATTCGTAGCTGTCTGATTCGTTACTTCAAAACTGCACGTGATTCGTGTGTACCCCAACCCGACGAGTTCATTCAGAGCAGCATCTTCACCTGGATCACCAGTGTGCAGACCGACGAACCACTCAGATGGTCGGGATGTTACGTCAGCAGTCAGAAGCCACTTCAAGACTTGGGCTTCAGAGTAGTTGGTCTTCGCGTCTGTCATTTCCTTGCTCCGGTCAAACGATTACTGTAAACTCTTCGCGCTGGTTTAGCACGAAAGATAGATGCGCTTCAGCGGTGTCACCCGCGCTGACGCTGATGTATATCTCCTCACCACTGAGCAGAACCTGCTTGTCCAAGTCAATCCGAGCATAACTCTCGAGAGCAATCTCGACCGAAGACGCCAGAGTGAACTCAGTTAGAACCTTGTCGACCACCCAGATCGTCGCAGTCGTCGCCCCTGTGCTCGTATTCGCAATCATCAGGCTGGTCAGGATTGCCGCAGCGTCTACGTCGCGTTGAGGTGTCGGCCCGTTTTCCGGGATACGATAAGTCGGTACTGAGTAGATCAGTGTTCCAACATCACCAGAAACTGTCTTCCGCACTACCTCGAAAAGATTTAACGGGGGGCGGGGTGTTACGATTGTCGTCATCTGTTATGCTCCGATGGCTAGTATCAGCGGTAAAGTGATATTCTGTACCCCACGAGAAAATGCCTGACCCTCGATAGTCGACCGCTCAAAATCCACCCGCAAGTCTTCTCCCAGATAGGTGTCACCGACTTCTGTCGAGAATGTAGCGTAGATCTTACCCCCACCAGATTTATACGTCGCAGTCGCTGGGTCTGGATTCTGACCAGTTCCACGCTGGCTGTACGGAAGTGAGTTGTAATTGACACCACTTCCCGCATTGCTGAACTGTTGGCCCGATGCTTCAATCACAGACGGGAATGCAGTGCGGTAGTTCTGTGGATTCTGAACCACGTCACTGATCAAAGTGATCAGTGCTGTGATCATTGCCTCTGCATCTGTGTCAGATACACGAGAAAGGAGTTCTAGTCGAACCTGCTCCCAAGCATCCAAGAAAAGCTGCAAGATCGATGCTGAGAATGCGTATTCTGCATTCCAGTCAAACAGTCCCTTGGTGAAATACTGTGCGCCCCGGTCTTGTCCGGAGTTGAGATCATTTATGATAGAGCGAAGAAGTGTTCTGGTGTCACGCTCTGTGAGCAGCAGTTGGTCTGGAGTCAGAGACCCCCAGCCCACTATAGTCGGATACCGGACATTCATCAGGTTGGTAACAATCGATTCCAGGTTCGCAGACAGTACGGAAGCAACGTCGGTAAACGGGCTTATCAGGTTCTGATCCGGAACACCCTCGATCTGTATTGCGCTGCGAAACCCTGTAGAAACCAGAGCATAGTCACCGAATGTATTGTTCGAGTTGGCGACAGTCACCTGACCACCTTCGTGCGCCCACAGGCCGACCCTCGACCAGTTGGTGAACACTGAGACAAGCTGTACGAAAGCATTTCGCTTGACTGCGTAACCCACCCCATTCGGATTGATTGATGTGAAACTGTCAACTACGACGGATCGGAGCGGGCTGTCGTAGTCTAGAACTGAACCATCAGCCAAGATGTTTCCAGCACCGACAGGCACTAGCGGATTTCCAGCAGCCTTGTCGATCGGAAGAGTCAACTGTTGTTGTGTGAGATCGTGCAACATCGAACAGTCGGAGATGTACGGCGATCGGGTGATAATTTCTCCGGGTTTGAATACGAAGGCATAGCCTTTGGTCGGTGGTCCACCTTCGATAGTGAAGGCTTCGTGCTGCATCCCCGTAAACGTGAACCCACGAACCTTGATCCCACTGGTCATCAAGAACATGTTATTCTGTTTCTCTAAACCGACAGCCGCCGTCGTTCCGGTCGCGTCAGCCAGTATCAACTTCGTGACACGCAGGTCGTATCCGTAGAGCGCACAGTTCGTCGGAACCACGGTATCTGGAGCGACGAGGTACTCTCCGGGTTGAACGATGACTATGCAGGACAGTGGTGCCAGCGCAGCCATCTTCGCGATAGCTGCCGCGACAGAAGCCAGTGGGTGTGAGATTGTCTCACCCGAGTTCGTGTCCGAACCGTCTGAAGTCACGTAGAATGTCCTCGCGACAGGAAACTCCGGGATGTTGACCTTCTCGAACTGAAACTCCTCTGGAAGAACGATACTCGCCGCACTCAGAACATCGGTCTCGACAGAGACCCCCGCCACTACACTGTCCAGACTCAGTGTTCCAGTGGATGGGACATAGGTCACACCTGCGTCAGCTCTGAGCTTGTTCGCACCGGAGGTATTCTGTGTGAATGATACGTGGTGTGTGCCGGGATCAGAGGACACATCCTCCACGTCTACCAGTTCACCGACCCCCGAACTATCTGCTCGGAACGACGAACTTTCGCACCCGATACGAAGAAAGTCAGTGACTCCATCTGGTCCGTAAGTCTGCACATAGGGCACCATGTAGACAGCGCCAGCGGGGGGAGCGATGTCTTCAGAACCTGCGACCTCGTCGACCACATAACGCGAACGATTGACAACACCGCTCGCTACGTAGAGACTCACGTCTTCGATGACTTGATCACCCCCGGAGATCAGGGTTTTTGATCCATCGAGCCAGTATATCCCAAAACGAACAGCGTCACCAGCGGGATCTACAGGATCTGTCTGACGCCGAACAGACCATGTGATCTTGTAATCTCGACCAGCTTCCTTCTTGTACCGCTCAACTGTTCCGATCACCTGAGAACCAGTTACACGGATTGCGGCACCTGTGATCGTGTCGACGACGTCACCCACAAGATCACTGACACTCTGAACATCGCCGTCCAGTGTAGGTGTGAAGTTCTGAGGAACATCACCGGGTAGATAAGACTGTCGAAGAACAGCGAAACCAGTCAACTCATCAGAGAGCGACGCGAAGGCGGGGGGAAGTTCTGCTGTCTTGGTCCAAGCTGATCCGTTGAACTTGTACGAGCCGGATGCCGCACCGTCATTCAGCACAAAGCCGACGTCATTCAGTAGTGGCGTGATCACGCCGTCCAAGTCAGCGACCGTGTCTTCGAAGAAGATGTTAGTCCCAGTCGCAGCTGAGTTTTGAATCTGCTCGAGCAGGTTACTGAGCTGAAGTGGGTTGATCTTGTGTCGGGGGGACACAGGGGTTCCCAGCACTACGTCTTTCACTCTCAGAGCCATGTGTATCCTCCACAGTCAGCCCGAGATGGGCTCCTGCCCCACTATACACCGACTCAGTACTCTAGACCAGCACGAGTTTACGGAATCGTAACAGAAGTTGATGGAGTCGTGTTTCCTGCGACACCGGATGAGTTAATCGGTACACCCCAGTAGAAGTAAGTCAGACCTCCCACGATATTCGTGTCGTAGTACTTGTCAGAAGAGTTCGGTGCACCGTACTCCGTGTCGATCAGTGATGCAGACTCGAAGGTATCCACAGTGTTCCGATAGATTCGGGTCGCGTAGTAGTTCGGATCGTTAGGGGCGAAGAGTGTGATCTCGACACGCCCCCCATCCACAGAGTACGTTCCGTCGAATGTGACGACGTCAAGTGGCGCTGTCGGGTTCGAGATGACCGAAACACTGAGTGCAGGCGACGGCAGGTAGCCTGAGAGCAACCTGCCTGTGACGCCACCGACCGCAGCAACCTGAACATCGTACGTGAGACCATCAACCAGAGGGTTGATCAGGTAGCTGTATATCAGTGGAGAAATCACGTCAGAGTAGGTCCAGTCAGTCGTCCCCGAAGGAGCCCATCTGACGATGTGGCTCAAAGATTCGAATGCACTATCCCACGTGACAGCAATCGCGGGCACACCACTCACAGGAGAACTAGACGCGACGATATTGCTGGGGTCGTAGTTTGTCTGAAGTTCGTCAGACTCTGAGCTGTCAGGGCGCTGAGGTTCTTCTGTCGTGTGATCGAACTCGAAATCTTCAGCAGTGACGGATACAGCCTCTAGTGTGAACGACATACCGTCTTCACTGCGAGTCAAACTCTGAACCTCAAACACCTCATTCACACCAAGTTCAGTGTGAATAACGCGGATAAATCTCTCACCCACGATCTGGTGACCCACGTACTTGATCACACCACGGAGAGTGTACTCGGCGTGCTGTGCACGAGAAATGCGTTTCGCGACCCTGACAGCTTGATTATGTGTGTTGATGAAGTATGCCGGAACTGTGTCGCGTGTTCTGCGACCCTCGGGGTCATGCACCCACGGACCAGATGCGTTCTCCCTCCATTCGCGAGCCTGCTCCACGTAATTGATAACTGTCTCGTTAGTTGTGTCCAGAGCATTCTCACCATCACTGAGTGTGAGACTGTAGAAATCATCATCCGTGATTATTTCTGTCGGCTCATAGTATCGACCGACTTTGAACCCTACAGAGCCGTCTGGTCTTTCGTAGAAGAACGCGTCGCACGAGAGACCAAGCTGGGCACGAATAACTTCATCATCCTCATTGTCACTGAAGACACCATTCAGAGTCCACTTGCGCTGTGTTCCGTCGTATCGAGAGTCTACGATCACGTCACAGGCGTCTGCCTCTTCAGCAACTTCTGTCCAGTCAACAGTCTTATTCATGTAGTACGTGATCCAGTGTGCAATCACGAGAGCAGCGTTGTCCGTAAATCCGACAGTGTCAGTCCTCGGGTCAAGTATATCGTCACGACCAGCGATGAGGCTTGTGAGAACCCACTCTCTGCCTCGAGGATAGTTATCGTTGAATTCTTTTGGCGACGGTTTCTGCGCCACGAGTTCAGCAACAGCGAGTCCAGCAAAGTCGTGAAAAGGGGTCAGTTCAGGAAATTTGCTCACACAAGGAAGAAGAGTCTGTGGCACTGTACCGAGTCTCGTGTGAATCTGTGCAAGCGATCCCGGTGGTGTTGTGCTCACGACACCTGCGCCGGGATCAGACCTCGAAACGACGGTGATGTATGTTGGTGAGGCAGATGTAAGTCCCAGATCATCCACCATCGCGTCGTATCCCTCTGTTCCCTGCGTGTAGGTTCCGAGTTCGTAGAAGACAGATGAGGATACAGTTTTCGCACTGATACTGTCCAGAAAAGCGTAATACTCGATCTCATAGACGTAGTCATCTACAGAAACAAGCCACTCGTCCAACCAGAAGAGATCGAATGACGCAATCTTGTGGCCGCAGAAAAGAATGACGACATGACGCCGATTGTCACCAAAATTCGTGTAGGCGAGTGGACCACCCTTGCGAGCACGACCGTACACTGTCTCAAAGAATGTCAGGGGTTGCGCGTAGTTCACCATCCTGTTTGATGGATCAGGTGTCTGCGGCTTCGGCATCAGAGCCTGAGCTAACTTGAGGAGACCAATCCCGACGACGAGAGACACACCGAGGGTGTACAGAGTAACACCTAGAGCTGATGTGATTCCAAGTGTAGCGGCAGATGCAGCGAAAGCCGCAGTCAAACCTCCCCCCGCAAAAACAGTGGTCGCAAAGGCGACAACGGGGGGCATAGCCTTTGCCTCGACAGGCACGAGAGCTGTGGTGCACATCAGACCAACAGCTACGAGAGAATTTCTGGTCTTATGCTCCATAGCCGACACCCCACACAGCTTTGATCTCGTGTGGCTGAAGCGTAGTCACACCATCTGGAGCTTTCACGGCCCAACTCTTTCCAGTAAAGATACCCCCGACTGGAGTCATCTTCTTATCGACAGGAAGATACAGGATACCGACATCACCCTTCACGAACGAATCAGTGCGACTGAAATTACAAACATCTTCCGCCATCGACGCTACGACAGATACAGGGTTCGTGAAGAATCTGGTGTGACGCTGACAAGAAGATGCGCTGTCGTACGTAAAGCGAAGATGCTCAGCTGGATCATACCCGTACACTTCTCTTATCCAGTCAGCGAGGATTAGACAACAATCGTTCTCACCCCAGACGAAAGGTCTGCCGATTTGTTGATTTAGAAATCTGTAAAGTCTATCCATCAGTCGAACAACTTCTGTTCTTGAAAGTCGACCGTTGGTATGAATTCCAGTGACGGATTGAAGTAACCGATCGCAGAACTGTGGTCGGCTGTATTGTAAACGAAGCGTCGAGCTTTCTTCCTATCGACCCAAGCTGTCTCGTAAGTCAGTGTGATCTGTCTATTCTGTAGACCCTGTGCAGTATAGCGAAGAGTTTTCATAGTTCTGGTGAGAACCATCTGAGGAGGCATCGTGGGATTGTAGAGATCAGCCATAGCTGTGATCGGCTGTACGTAGAACGTGATGTACCTATCTTTGATGTAGGTGTTACCTAGATCTCTGATCTGACTAATTAGGTCCGGTTGGTCAGGATCTTGGATGAAGCTTAGAGTCAGCTCACCTCCCGGAGCATTTCCTGAGTAAGAGTACTGCTGGTCACCGACATTGATCAATGTCGATCCGTACCACGATTTTCCGTTGATGTCTGTGAAAATACCGTCAGTTCCGACCATGAAGCCGAAGTCACCGTCTGGTGTGTTGATGTTCACCAACTCTAGACGACCGATAACTTCTTGTCTGAAGTCGTAACTCATCTGAGCCACTCCACGAAATTGAACTTCACCTTGCTTCCGTAGTTTGGTCCGTAGGTGATGGCACCATCTGTATCACTGTCTACAGTGAAGAGACCATACGCAAGCAATTCCAACCTACCACCTGAGTATCCGTCTGACAACATGGTTGCGACAGGTTTCCGCAGTGGTGTCTCAATCTTCAGCTCGTACAGGTTGATCGCACCTGGAAGAACACTCTCATCCAGTGTGTTCTCCAGTGTACGAACTTCAGTGATGATGTACGGAAAATCATTCACAGAGTGTATAGCGCCGATCTTGGGAACGTAGTTTGTCTTCATATCGTCAGCGACTGTGATGTACTCGGCCCCCGCACTCACAACACTGTCTCCAGGAAGAATAGTTCCATCTTCAGAAACCTTGACGACAGCCATGCTCGGACTGTACTCGAACCCGGCACCAGTGTCTAGCCGACCACCTGTACTGAGTTCAACCCCGCCAGAGTAGTCGTCCCACAGAGAACGCGAAGTCACGATACCGTCGATGATCGGAACACGATAGATGTTGGCCCTACCGCGAGCTGATGCTCGAATTGCTCTCCACAGAGGAATGTCACCCGCAAGAAGAGATAGTTCCGGTCTTCCGTACCAGCGGGGGAAGGCGTTGAATACAGTTTGTGTGAACCCAGAGTTTGACTGACTTGCAGCTTGTGAGCGCCAGTCGATGTCCCAGTCGAACTTAGACTGAAGCATCAACTCGCGCGGAACTGTGATGTAACTTCTTTCCATCAGGAAACTCCTCGTTTCTGCAACTGTGTGAAGTCACCCTCCAGACGCTTCGACTGCTCACCCATCGCCCGCTGTGACACCTGAACTGCTGACGTCGTACTGATCTGACGAACACGTGGAGCAAACATCTCACCTTCTTCTGCCGTTATGACTATCTCAACTTTCTGCGGCTTGTTGTTGGCGGACTGCACACCGAGTTTTCCGTCGGGTCCGCGCTTGAGTGGCATGATTGCTTCGGGACCGGCCTCACCCATGAGACCAGTGCGACCACCACTCATCGGAAACATGGTCGGACCACCGACGACACCACCGTCAGCGAAAGGTGTCACGTTACCACCACTGAAGACACCGCCTTTGGCGAACAGCGGGATACCGAGCACGTAGGAGAACAATGCCTTGAACGCGAAGTTAATGACCATCTGCGCCAACATGCGAAGAAGGTCTGCTGCGATTTCTCTCGCACTCTTGGCCCCCTCGACGAAACTGATGAAGGCGCTGGTGAAAGAGTTTGCCAGTGTCTCAGCCATGTTCTCGAGACGATTGAGTCGTTCTTCTTGCTCCTTTAGAGCCATATTCTCGCGCGCAATCTGCTCGATGCGAGCTTGAGAATAGTTCTCCATCTCTGTACCGAGCGAGTTCTGGATAGAGAATATCTCCTCCATAAGATCTCGCTCGTCACCGCGGAGACTAAGTAGAGTTTTTCGCTGCGAAATTTCTCGCTCGAGTTTTGCGAGTTGATCTGTGTCACCGCGACCACCACCCCGACCACCCCGACCACCTCGTCCTCCGGAACGCGCGGACTGGCGACTAGATGCGAGTTGGTTCATAGCTTCCAGAAGAGTGGGTAGATTGCCCGTTGCAGAGGTGTAGGCAGACTCTGCCTCTGAGATGGGTGTACCCGCCTCGACAGCTCTCTGCATCTCCTGCTGAGCGCGGGTGTACTGGCCTGCGACGAAACCCGCAGCGGCCTCGTCAGCGCCAGAGCTGATCGCCTCGATACGTGCGCGAGTCTGCGCCAGACGAACTTCGACTGACGCCCCAATGCTCTCCAGTGATGACATAGCGGCAGCGGCGTCACGCATTGCGTCAGCCAGTGCGCGAGCCTCAGCAGCTTGACCAGCAATAAGACTCTCGTTATCTTGGTTCAGTGAGAGCTGACTGAGAGCCGCGTCCAGAATAGCCTGTTGCTCAGCGTTGAGTTCAGTCGTGGCGAACAACTCACGAATTTTGGTCTCCAGAGCATCTGCCTCAGACTGAGCGCGAGCTTCAGCAGCCTGAGAAGAGTTCTCACCAAACTGAGCAATCGCTGCCAGAACAGCCCCCTCGCGCTGAAGTGTGACGAGCATCTCCCCCGCAGACGCCTTGTTCTTGTCGTACTCGAGACCTGCTTCTCGGATCGCGTCCCGCGCTCTCTGGAGAATACGTTCGATCCGTGTCTGAGCTTCTTCGTTCTGCTTCGCAGCTTCTTTTCTGTCGTACTCAGCTAGAGCGACAGCCTGCGTAGCAGTAAGATCAGCTAGTGCTGACCTCTCACGAGCTTCACCCGAGATGACACCTTGTTCGCGCAGTTGTGCAATCATCCTCTCGCGCTCGAGTGTCTGCTCAGCGACTAAGAGTGCGCGACCGTCCAGACCTTGGAGAGCTTCTGCTTCACGACGTTCATTCTGCAGTTCTTGCAGAATCTCTGTGGCGTTTTCTGCGCGTCGTTTTGTAGCATCTTCAACCTGCTTCATTAATCGGAGATTTTCCTCAATCCGCTCATTTATCAGACGCTCAGCTTCTGCTGTACCGTCCGCTTGAGCTTCTACGCGAGCAGTGAATTCAGCTATCGCCCTGAATGCGTCAAGAAGAGCCAGTCCCTCGGTAGAGACACCCTGTAGTCCTTCAACAGTGTTTGGAAGTGCATCTCGCATGAGTTCAGCTATACCCTGAACAACTTTCGAGATTTCCCCTTTACCCGCCTGCTCCATGATACCTTGCGTCATCTGGTCGTAGACTTCCTTGCCGATATCGAAACCGAACTCGGCAAAATTCTCAGCTGCAAATGCTTTTTCATAGTCCTGATAGGTGATTGCACCCAAGCCCGCTCCGGTTCCCGCAGCCACACCAGAACTCAACTGTTGGAAGAACCCCGGTTCAATGTTCTCTGTGCGCAGGCGATCCAGAGTTTCGGATAGCTTCTTGAGAGACAAGGCGTTGTCGAGCTCCACAGCTTGTTCGGTGAGCATTCTGATCGAACCAGTCAAGCTACCGAACTCTTCGTTGAGTTTCTCGTTGTTGAGGATGTCGTAGCTGTCACCGAGACGTTCGAACGTGTCGCGCAACTCCTGCATCGAGTCGTCGAGCGTCTGTCCGGCCCCTCGCGCCTGCATAAACCCGTTGATTAAGGCTGTGGACATTGCTAGAACAGCACCAGCGATAGCACCCTGATATCCGAACAAACCGAGCAACTGTGAACCCTGTTGACCGAGAGCAACCATCGCACTCGTACCACCCTGCACCTGAACAGCGAAGTCGCCGAACTGATAACCAGCCTGCTGAAGACCTGCTCGCATGTTTCGTGACAGAGCTCTGCTCGAACCCTCGAGAACGCGACCAAACTCGTTGACCTGATAGCCAGCGAGTTCCATCTGCTGTCTCACCTGTGCGAGAGCTTTCTGCTGTTCTTCGAGTGTGATGACATTCTGCTCCAGAGAACGATTCAGTGTCTTGACTGCGGCGTCGTACTGCTGCTGAGCACGAGATGCTGGGTCGACAGACGACTTGAGAGACTTGTAAGCCATAGCGAGTTTCCGCTGTCCGTCTAGAGCTCGACGATTGCTGTCGAGCTCTTTCTGAATTTCACGCTCACGCTGCTGCTGAAGCCTGCGACGAGTATCAGCCTGACGTCGAATTTCGTTCAAGTTGCGCTGGATGGACTTCGTGTAGTCCTCCATCGCTTTGATGGCTTGCTTCTCCCCGTATGTCCGGATAAGAAGACCAATTTCACCTAGATCAGCCATCAGTACCTTCCTTAGAGTCGTCGTTCACTGACTTCATCCAAAGCCTGTCCAAACGAAGAACCACGTCAATCTCCCAACCTGAGAGAGCTTCACCACTTACGGTCATCCAAGCAAGAAGATCTTGATAGGATAGTGGATTTACACCCATTGTACCATAGGTTCTGCCCCTATGAACATCAAGAAATTTAGACCACACATTCCTGAGGACTTCCGGGAACGGGGGGAGCTCCAGTTCTTCAGGTGCCTCCCCCGTTTGTTCATGAACTGACTCGAGGTGTTGCCGAATAGTCTTTCCTTCGTAGACCTTGTCCAGAGCGAAAAGACTCTCGGCATAGTTCAAGAGCTCCTCGGTCAGTTCGTCAAAAAAGCCGCGCCGTCCTCCATCGCGAACTCGATCTGCTCACGAATCCACTTGAATTTTTCCAGGATGGTGCGAATGTTCTCTTCGTTGCACGGAAGCTTCTCGCCACTCATCTGGATATTCCACGACTCGATGCAGGCGACGATCATCTTGGTCTGATCTTCGTACAGCTCCTCCGCAGTCAGAGTCAGCTTGCCGCCCGTGCGCTGCGAACGCTTGATGCGGCGGTTCTGCTGCTGATCGCGGATGCGCTTCTGCTTCGAGCTGTACGGTCCGTGCAGTACGATAGTCATCGGCGTTTCGTCGTCGTTGTAGATCACCGTCTGTGTGCGGATGTCGTACAGTTCGATCTCTGTGGTGTCGCTTACGGAACCAATATCGTTCAAGTCCATTTTCTCTACTCCTGTCGGGTTGTCGGGGTTGGAGAGGAGATCGCCCCGACGATCAACCCCCTCTCCGGTATCCGCCGAGGCGAATTACGCTGGTCGAGTGATCACCACATCGGACCCTTCCGTGCTGTCGAACAGCGCCACGAAAGGCAGCGTCACCAGACGAGCGGTGGGGTTGCTCACTGGAACACTCCCGCCGTTGTACTTGATCCGCGGGAATGTGAACGTGTATCCGTTCGTACCAGTTGAGTCGTCGAAGGTCACAGAGAGGCTAGACTCAACCTCGTCGATGAACTTCTGGATTACGTCCGCGTTGACGTAGCGGAGAACAAGAGTGCCGGAGACTTGCGAGTTCCCGTACTCCAGTCCGTACGGTGTCTGCTGGCCAATGACCGGAGATGCCGAGAAACTGTTGTTGATCGAGAAGTCCAGGCTCGTTACAACACCGAGCGAAGTTCCTGCGTCCAGAACAAGACCACTGTGTGTGTCGAACGGTTCGTGGGTATCAGCATCCGCCGGAGACCCAACCATGGCAGACGTGTTACTGTGAATCATGTCGCTGCCGACCATCTCAAGTGTGGTCTGAACAGCTTGATCCGTCGCGGCACTGACGTTCAGCTGAGATACCGAGAGACCGTTAAAGAGGCGAAACTTGTTGATGTCAGCAGCGTGTTCTTCTATAGTGAAAAACTTCTGCGTACCACCTGTCTTCAGTGTGGTGCCGCTCCAGTCGCTCATGAGAGCTGACGCGATAAAATCGTCGTACGCGGTGCTGCGGAGATCGATCTCCAAGCTGCCCGCCGGATTACGTGTTCCGTGACGCGAGTGACGGCGCATACGGTCGCCGTACTGATCTTCACCTTCTACAAGGTTCTTGGTCAAGTCAAGACTGTGAGTCTTGTACGGAATCTTCTTCAAAGACGGCAGAGCGTTGACTGTACCGAAGACGTCTTGAACTTCGTACGCGAGACTCGCCTGTGATCCGTGAGATTGGGACATTTTATTTCTCCTCAGTGATAGCTGTACCAGCTTATCGTGACAGGGGTGCAGTAGTGGGGTGGATCAGGATATGACAAGCCCAGTTCGGCGTATTCTATCCTCACTATGACCCCAGAGTTGGTGGCGGATTTCGTCGCATCGAGGGTTTCGACGAGTAGCTCAGCGATCTGTAGTCCGGGTCCCGCCCCGACGTTCTCCGGAGTACAGACGAGCAGGTTGTACAGACCGAGATACTGCATCTCAGGGTCTGGACCCCTCACAGATGGTCTGCGCTGGGTCGGGGTAAACTGAGCACGAATAAACGTGTCGTCAGGTGTCGGGTCGAAGTCCACATTCTGTCGGGCGAACGGGGGGAGACCGCTCACACCACTGAGGGTCAGCTCGAGTGCAGCCCTGATGTTCGCGTAAACACTATCAACCATTCTTCAAGTCCTCCACCACTTGCTCAGCGATACGCTTTGCGAGGCTTCGCGCTGTCTGGTACGGGGCGTAGATCACAGGCATCTTCGCTCCCCCGTACTCGACCAGAGGTGCGTGAACTGACTGATTGCGGAAGAACAGTTGCTCCCAGTCTTTGGGTGCTGCGTCGATCTGTGCGTTGAGTTTCTCTATCGCAACGGACGCGAACTGGTCGCGAGATTGCCCCCGCTCTTTTCCGTGCGAGCTCTCTGTTCCTCTGCCACCTGTCCGAGTCGTGTTCAGGTCGTGAGATTCCATGTAGGTTCCGGTGTCAACAGGACTCGCCCGGACAACGACTTCAGTCATTCTGCGGAGATACTCAGTCTTAGCTTCACCGATCTGACCAGTCAGCTGAGACAAGATTGTCTCTACGTTTGTTCTCCTGTCGATAACGCGGTATTCGGTCATGCTGAACTCCTCGGAGCAATACTACACCAGACTGAGTCCGGTGAAAAGCCCACTATCCTCTACCCTGACAAACGAATATCTGAGCTGTGCCGTCGCTGTTGACGAACACGTCCCAGACGCGCTGTATCCTGATCTTACCGAGAACACCCGCGTCGATCGTGTCACCCTCGTCCGGACTCACCGCGCCGCCCGAGCGGATATAGATCTTCCTGTCACCAACGATGATGTTCGTTCCGTCCACGTCGTCCTGAGAGAAACGCGTCAGCGCGATCTTGACGGGGTAGGTCTGCGGGGTTGAGGAGTTGGTCGCGGTCGCGACGTCGTAAGTCTGACCAGTAGCTCGGCGCAGAGTCGCGCTGAACCCGAGATCGTCTACGATGTAGTTCGCTGTCCTTGCGAGTTCGTCACGTGTACTCGTCATCGCCGTTGGTCCTCAGCAGTTCGTCGACTGTGAAGACAGAGCCAAAGCGATCTTCATCGGAGCCGACCTGTTCCATTACTCCGCGAGATACGCCGCCCACGCGCGGCACACCGAGTCCAGTCTTGCCGAACTTCTTCGCTTGCTTCTCAAGCCGCGTTGCGAGAGCTGTGTAAGCCTCGCGGCGCTGCGAGTAGCTGGCCTTCATGCCGCCAGAGTCTACGTCTGTGTCTACGAGACGAGAGTACTTGGCTGCGATTGCGTAACAGATAGATGCGGAGGCGCGATAAACGTCGTCCCCCGCCTCCGATAGTGCGAAGGCGATCCCCTCGTCAGAGACCTGCTGATCCGTCGTCTCGACGTCACCGACAAGGTGCCGAACAGCGTCTCTGCGCTCTTCAGCTGTCTCTGTCCCAGGATTGCCTCCGAATGTCCAAGTCACTCTGCTTCTCCGTTGCGATGAGCGATGATTGCGTCACGCTGAGCAACCTTGGAAGACTTGAGTGATGCACCCTCACGCTCGGCAATGGCCCGAAGAACGACCAAGTTGTCAACGTCGAGGTCGGCGTTGGGGTCCTCGGTGGTGGTCTGTACCGCAGGGGCGGGGGTAGTGTCCTGCACGGGTGTGGTGTCATCTACCTGATCCTCCTCGACGGCCTGAGCACGCAGATGTCCGGACTCGAACATGCGGCGGGCTTTGTCGGCGCTGACGGAGAGTTGACGCCAAGGGAAGATGGTTCCCTTGGGCCAGAGTTTGCCCGCCGCCCGGAAGGGGCGACGAACGATCATGGTGTCGCCGGAACTGAAGGTCTTCGGTTCAATGCGTCGGGTCATTGTGAGTCCCTCCAATTAGGCGACGATGGTGTTCCAGAGGTAGCCGAGATCGGCTGCGACCAGCTTGTGCGTGAACGCCATGCCACCTTCGATCCGGTCGGACTCCAGGTGATCCATGGGGATGCGCTTCATGGCGACACCGAACTCGTTGCCCTGACCGAGGTAGCCAGACCAGGAGAAGGTGTAACCAGCCGAAGCATCCATCAGCGAGGGTGCGGAGTTGGCGAAGCACAGCATCGCGGTCTTACCTGCGATGAAGTTGCTGTCCTCAGTCTCACCCTTCGTGGCGTCGTTGGCGATAGCCTTCGAGACCATGACGCGCTCCACGCCGAACAGTGCCGCGAGGGTCTGCTCGTTGACTCGCGCGGGGTTGCCGTTGCCGACACCGCCCGAGTACTTCACGCGATCCACGATATCTGGGTGGTCCTTCAGCGCACTGAAGGTACGCTTACCGAGGACGAGCGTGTTCGGCTCATATCCGGTGGATTCCAGGATCGTGTTCATGGCTTCTTCGATGTCGCCGATGGGGTCGCCGTCAGTGTAGTCGGACCACTGCTTGACCTGCGGGCCGGAGGGAGTACCGGAGACACCAGCGATGTCGGTAGTCCACTTGCCTGTCGTCATATAGTTGTCGACGAAGCTCTTCTCCTTGCGGATCATCATCTTCTGCATGACGAAACGCTGAGCGGCAGAGGTCAGGTCGAGCACAGAGTCTGCGTTCGACATCGTCTGCCAAGCCAAGTCCTTGTGGAACGAGGTCACGGGGGCGTAGTAGGTCGGCGTATTGTCCAGATCGAAACCTGAACCAGCCGACTCCGTCCCAGGAGCGCGAATACGGGCTTCGTCGCGATTGAAGTCGCCACGATCGAACGTGAAGTAGCGATCCGACTGCTTCGCCACAGCGACGTTCGGGAAAACGCGCGATGCGATGAAGTTCGCAGGATTCTGCATGAAGGCGATCGACAGGTTCGTGAGAACCGCGTCGACGTGGACCGCCTGATTGGTGGGGGTAGTCATTGATCAGCCCTCCTTTACGCTGGCACGAGGCCACGGGGTTGGAACAAGATGGAACCGACAGTGCCGTCCCCACCAGCTTCTGTCGCGACACCGAGAATCTGGTCGCCGACTGCGGCTGCGACGGCTTTACCCGCGGCGTCCGAGGCGAGACTGAGACCGATGGTGACGACGCCGCCGAATTCTACAGGCACGACACCCGAGATAGCGACTTCTGCGGCGCGACCAGCGGCTGCTGGGTCGTTCTGCAGAACACCGACGGCGGAGAGTCCGGCACCTGCCGGATCAACCTGACCGTCTGAGGCGAGAGCCACGAAGCGGTACTGCGATCCCGAGAGATCTTGGCCCGCCTGCATGGTCACGCTCACTTTGCTTTCACTGTAAGCCATGAGTGCAACTCCTTAGTTCTGGGCCTCAGAGGCCAGTTTCCGACCTTCGGCGGTCTTGATGACCTCCGCAAAGCCCTGATGGAAGGTCACGCCGTTTTTGTCTGCGTGTTCCTGCGCCATCTTGTTGAGACGAGCGGTGGGAGTACCCTCGTCGATGTGATCAGCACCTTTCTCGATGAAAGCCTTGCCGAGAGCAGCGTCTGCTTCTTTCAGGGACTTCATCAGTGCTTCGCGAGCGTCCTTGTCCTGAACAGCCTCAGCGGCCTTCAGGATAGCGGCCTTCGCAACATGGGTTCCACCCAGATGCTCGAAAGTCTCGCCAGCACGCTTCTCGAGTTGCTCCTGCTCGCGCTCAGCCTTCATCTTGTTGAGCTCGACGTTCTGGGCCTCGATCTGCTTGAGAATCGGTGCAGGAACGGCAGACTTCTCGATCTTCTCGCCGTTGAACTCGATGTACTCGGGGTCGGCCGCTTTCTTGAGCGACATCTTGCCCTCGTCATCTTCTTCGACGGACATACCTTCTTTCTCGACCATCGACTTGAGATTCTTGTACTTCTCGTCGTTGTTCATTGCTGCTTTCTGGAGTTCAGAGATTTGGTTCTCCTGCTCCTCGAGCTTCTTCGCGAGTTCTTTGGCGTCCACAGGCAGCCCTCCTTCTGATATCTCGCTGTGATTGTGGTGACTCTCGTCACCGGCTCTCTTCCAGAGTACGACACGCGAGTCTGGGTTCGCTGGGTCGTCAACGTGGCTGATCTCATTGATCACGAGATTGCGCACGATCTTCTTACCTTTATTCTGCGGCATGAAGGTCTCCAATTCCGCCGATCGAGAGCGCGGGAAGTTCCCCGCTCTTAATCATGTCCCACGTGGTGTCGTCGTGTACCTTGAAGCCGACGATCCAGCCCTCTTTCTCGGACGACACACCCAGCATGGACGCGAGTTCTTTGGAGAGGGGAAGCGAGTGAACGACGTCACTGCGCTTTGTCCCGAAGTGCATCGTCTTGCCGACGCGTGTCGTGAGCATGAACTCTGTCGACGCCTTGGTCAGCTCGCTCATCGGGATGTGATCGCCGTGAAGATCGAAGACTGGCTCTCCGTTCACCGTAGCGACTGAGGCCCAGCCCCAGACGATACGCTGCTCATCGTCCATTTTGACGATCTGCACACCTGAGATATGATCAACATTCTTCTTCATGACAGTTGCCATGATAGCTGATACCACGCGCTCAAGCAAGTCCCCATTTTCATCCTCGGAATCATTTTCCTCGTCTTCGTCCAACTCGAACGCCTCGAGATAGTCCTCGTGATCCTCTCCGGGCATGTAGACGGCCTGACCATCGACCTCGTAGACGTGAATCTCGCCACCGAGACCGAGTTCTGCACTGCGGGCGCGAGCTTCCTCCGGCATGGTGAAGCTGTCTTCCTTCACCATTCGCTTCTCCACCTTCGAGGCGACTCCACGCGCCCAGTCTACGCCCGTGGTTCCGCCCCAGAGAAGCCAAGCGACGTGACCAGCATCCTTCCACGGTTCGTCCCTGTACTTCGGGTCGACCTCGGAGTTCTTGCGGTGACGGTTGAACTGCGCCATCCGCTTGACAGTGCTGAGGCTCAGCTTCTCCCCGCCTGCGAGCTGACTCGCCCGAGTCCAGCCGACGCGGGTGCCGCCCTTGACTTCGTCGCCGTACTTCTCGCGCCACGTGATAGCCTTCTTGGCGTTGTTTCGCGCAGAAGCGGGGGGAGTGTAGCCGTCAACTTTCTTCATCGGCTTCTTGCGACCAGTGGTGGGTACGTGGACATCGTCATTCGTCGGTGCGGTCTTCTCTACGACACCACTCTTCCAGTCAGGGTCAAGTGGCTGATAGACCATCGGCCCGAGCACGATGTCGCCCTCGAACGGGGGGATGGTCTGCTCGCCAGCCTGATACGAGAGCGTGATGTGAGGTTGATACGTGTCCCAGTCCCACGACGCACCCATCTCACGGTGCTCCAGATGCTCGCGCGAGAGGCGCTCGTTCTCGATCTTCAGTACGAGAGCTTCACCTTCTTTGCCGAGCCGCGCGATTGCCCTCGAGCCACCGCGGACCACAACCTTGTCCGCCCACACCCCAGCAAGACCACCGTAGGGTTCGGGGTAGTTGTCTGGAATAGACGCATACGCTCTGCGACTGTACACGACAGTCACGTGCATGTCCTCAGGGTCCAGAGTCGTCTCCAGACCGTTCGACTTGGCCCAGTCGACGATCTCCTCAGCGTTCAGGACAGGGCGATAGGCGTACATCGGCACTGCGCCTCGCGCTTTCTTGATCCACTTGCCTTCGTCACTCTTCTTGTAGCCAGCGTCCTCGATCGCGGCCCAAGCTGACGCGAAACTGACAGATTCAGACTTACCCGCGTCTAACTGGCTATTCACGACGCGCATGAACATAGAGCGTCCTGCATCGCTCGGTATCGCGTTCCTAACTGACTGCGGAAGCTCCGATATGTTCTCGTAAGGCATCTTTTTATCCTCTTATTGGTTCTATCCAGCCGAATAGTCCGGCTGTGACGTCCGCAGCCTTGTTACTCGTCGCAGTCAGACCGATCCACTCCCCCGACGGAACTGCGAGGGGATGCGGTAGACCGAGCGTCACGCTGGTGTCCTGGACTCCGACGGCTGCGAGCGGGTACAGAATCCCCTCGTCGGCGTAGCTGTCGAGCAGGACTCGGGTAGTCTGAATCTTGATCACCACCCGCGCGGCCGACGTACCACTCACCGCCCCGGCGTAGAGTGAGTGGACGACGAATATCTTCCCAGCAGGAACACGAAAGAAACTCGTGTCGAGCTGCACTGATCCCACTCCGATCTTGCCGTACGTCACCCCGCCGGACGTCATCGTCACGTCACCCGCTGGCGGACCACCCCGATGATACGCGGAGAGCACTGCTCTCACGTCCGCCGCCTGTGTGAGGACCGGAGTCAGGCCGGTGAGTGTAATCACCTCCGTCTGCTCGTTCAGGTCGCCGTCGAGGTAGTGTAGAACGATCTGTCCGGTGTCGGCCGCGCTGGTGCTGACTACTGAGAGCTGAACTCTGTTCGGAACGACGAAGGTGCTGCCCATCGTCGTCTCCCAGACGGGCTGCTCGTTCATCGGTCCGCTGGAGACGTACTCACCGAACGTGCTGATCGGGCGAGACTCTGCGACATCACCCCTCGCGACGTCCAGTCCGTACTGGCTCCGCCAGATGCGCTCGGGCCAAGGCGTCTTAGACGACGTCATCGTCATCACCTATCTCTTCTTCCTCGACGTTGCGGGCCGAAGTCGGTGGCAGGCCGGCGGCCTTCCGCGCAGCGGACTCCAGAACGTCGTCCGGGAACATCTCAGCTCCTGCGAGGGCCATGGAGCGGATGAACTTACCGAGTTCGTCGATGTCGACGGGTGCGAGGTTGGAGTAGCCGAGGCGCGGCATCATCTCAGATGGGAATGAGTTCATGCTCCACAACTGCGGGAGAACCTTGCGGTTGATGGGATCACAGATGCTGTTCAGGAACGCCTGCATCGCCTTGATGAAGATGTCACTCTTGGAGCGACTCATCGCGAAGCTGCCTCGGTCGTTCATACCCATCGTCAGGAAGTCTGCGAGCACGGTGCGGGCGATGTCCTGCTGGTGGCGAACGACGACCTTGTGCGTGTCGATGTCGCGCGAGCCGTTGCTGGCGACGAGGTCGAAGGCGACGGCGTACTTGTCACTGAGCTTGCCGTCGTCGTCCTCCTGGAGGTCGGACGGCAGCATGACGAAACCCTGCTGGTTCTTCTTGACGTCCCGGAGAATGGTCTCGAACTTGTTGACGAACGCCTTCTTCCACTCAGGTGCGTCGTCTGCGAGGTAGTCGCTCGGTACGCGACCGACGGGCAGACCGTTCAGCTCCCGCTCGATGGCGACGGCCTCGTACTCCTGGATGTGCTTCGCGTAGACGTAGCTGCGATAGGCATTGCGCAGAACACTTCGGCCCGCTGGGTCCGCGTAGCTGGACATCGGCCGCAGGAGGAGCATCCGCTCAGCCTCGATGTAGACGTTCGGGAGGCCGGAGTAGCTGTTCTGCCAGACGCCGAAGATGTTGCCCTGAGCATCGACGTCGAACCGATCAACCGTCCACTGTGCGCGAGGACCGAACTTCTTGATCCCGATGCGACCGTCCGCGCGGCGCTTGAGTACGATCTCGAACAGCGAGAATCCGTACGTGAGGAAGCTCATCGCGTCGCTGAGGAACTGGTCGAACGTGAAGTCCATGTCCTCGAAGATACTCTCGGCGAACTTCGCGTACTCGCCCGTCGCGTCGGCGGGGGCGGGGGTGAAGCTCCACGTCGCCCCGCGAGCGAGCATCTCGATAGCTGACATCACGGAGCCGACCGTCGGGTCGTACTCCCGCATCTCGCGGAACTTCTTGATGCCGCGAAGCCCGCTGAGCTCGCGAAGAAGTTCGTCTGTGCGGATACCGTTGCGGAAATCGTACGCTCCGGCGACCCCGCGCTCACTGAATGACTTCGGGTTACGTCCCACGCTTATATCCTCGCGAATTCATTGTTCTGTTTACCCTCGCGCAGAGCGAGGTTCGTCTCTTTGCGCTTGCGCTTGCCCATCAGGTCTGTGATCGCCCAGACCAGAGCGTCGACGCGGTCGGGCGAGCCGTCGCCCACGTATCCGTCGTTCGTCATGAGCATCATCTGCTGCTCGAGCTTCTCCAAGCCCTTCACGTGCTTCACGCGCCCCTGCTCGTACAGAGCGGCGACTGGCTCAGCCCGAACGACCTTGCCCCTGCTCGCCCTGACTGACTTGTACGACACCTCGGGATCGACCGTGCGGATGACTGACTCAACCATCGCACCACCGAAGTTCACCTCGGCAACCATACGATCTGCCTCGAAGTCTTCGTAGGCGTTCACAGCAGCGCGGCCCCACGCGGACGGCCCGCCCTTGACGGTCCTGTCGGCGAGAACATAGTACTCGTCGGCGTCGTCGCCGCAGTCGATCACGCCGACTACGACGATACCGATCTCGTCCGCAGACTCCTCACCCCCGCCAGCGCCCGACGGGTCCACCGCCACGACGATGCGCGAGAGGTTCTCCGGCACCTGATCCACGTGGATCAGCATCTCGTCCGCCCAGATAGCGCCAGTCACCTCATCCAACAGTTCAGCCAGCAGCTCCTGCCGCCCGAGACGGGTTCCCTCATACTTCTCCTTGAACTTGCGGAGCACCGAGGCTGGCAGGTGAGCAGAGTTATCATATGTCGTAGCCCGACTGACGACTGTACTCGGGTCAGCCAAGATCGTGCGGATCAGGGGGGTCGTGCGGGGGGTAGTCGTCACCACGATTGTCGGTAACTCACCTAATCGCAGACCGAACAGGAGGTTGTCCCAGAGGTCAGGTCCGGCCTTGCCCCACGCACCGAGCTCGTCGCACCAAGCGCGGTGATGCTGCGGGCCGCGAAGGCGCTCGGCCTCCTCCGCGGAGTAGCCGAAGTAGAGCGACTCTCCGCCGTCGACGGTGCTAGTCTTCAGTTCGAGGCTCGTTCTGTTGTAGTTCACGACGAGTTCTTTCGGTATGCGAGCCAGGAGCCCAGACTCACCCTCGAAGCACGTCTTGCGAACGTCGTTGTTCGTCGGACCCACGACCGCGATTCGCTGCGGTTGTATGAAGCTCGGCCACCAGACGTCCTCGGCCCCTGCTCGGGTCTTACCTGATCCGCGGCCTCCCATCAGCATCCAGACGAAGTAGTCCTCAGGCGGGAGTTGGTCCGGGCGGGCAGTCTGCAACCACTCCAGACGACGGTTCATGCCGATGAGTTGCTCCCCCGAGAGCAGGGCGAGTTCTGAGTGGATCTGGGCTCGGGTGCGGTCGTCCATGAAGTTGGGTCTCTGTTCTGGGCGAAAAAATTTTGGTTCGGGGTCCTCGGCACAGCGTAGCACACTCGAGGAGGCGCAGACAAGTGCGAAGAGTGGATTCTAATTTTGGTGATAGAGTTTGTGGGGTGGAGCGCGGCCCGTTTGGGCAAGCCCGTCCGGGCTTTTTGTAATTTGTTGTGGGCGGGGGTACCCCCACCCACCGTTTGCGTTAGCCTAGTACAATGTGGGCGCGCTTTACATCCCAACGTATATCCTCTCTGGTTGCACCTGCTTGTACAGCTTGCGCAACTGTTTGGCCAACCTTGTACGCGGCAAACCGGGCATGGGCGGCGGTACCGGGGCGCTTGGGGTTGGCAACAACCGCCACAATAGTGGCAGCGTTGTTGGCAGGTGTATTGCCTTTAGTGGCTTGTACGGTTGCGCCAATGGTTGCTTGCGGGTTGGTGGCGGGCGCGGCGGGCGCGGCGGGCGCGGGCGCGGCGGGCGCGGTTGCTTTGGTTGCGGTTGCTTTGGTTGCGGTTGCGTTAGCCATTGTATTAGTGCCTTTGTATAAATGGCCAGCCATTATGGCGGGCCTATGGCAAGCCGCAAAAGCGCGGCTTGTACAACCCGTATAACGGCCCGCCTTGTATAGTGCAAGCCCTAAAATAAACTAATTAGCAGGGCAGGGCCACAGCTGCACCACAGGGCAGGGCAGGGCCACAGCTGCACCACAGGGCAGGGCAGGGCCACAGCTGCACCACAGGG